TCCGTCACGATATTCGTTAACACTGATAAGACCCTGTTGATACTCGTCCATCAAGTAGCGCGCACGTTCCTGCTTTGCCATGATGAGGATAGGAACGCTTCCCGTATCAAAATCAATATAATACTTTTCATCAAGATCATCCAAAGCACGAGCAAGAGGTTCAAGGTGTGGAAGCATTGTTTCCAACCAAAAGACTCGCAGTTCTTCTGATGCGTTAGAAAAAGTACGCCCTGCAGCGTTTCCGATAACTGATTCAGGGACACCAAACGCAGAAAGTATTTCTTCTTTTTGGATTTGACGCATTTGCGTGTAGGCAGCATCTCGTGGCGAGGCTGAAGTGTCAATATAATCAACACCATCTTCTGATGCAATAACCGTAGTTGAGCCAGTACGACTCAAGTTTCCTCTAAACCTGTTACGCAACTCTTCCTTGTCGTCGTCTTCCATTTCACCACGAACAACAAGAAGTCCACCCGGACGGCCGTCATTGAGCAAATAGTTGCGGTTATAGAGTTTTGATAAGTTTTCTAACTCAATCGCAATTCCTGCCGCCTCCATTGGAGTAATAGAAAGATAAGGATCAAGGGGGTGTGGTCTACGAATCCAAATAACATCACTTGGTTTTAGAATGACTTTGGTTCCGTTGCGCATATCAACTTCATATCCAGAAACGAATGTCTTGGGATCGGGAATTGGGGCGGTGTGTTGAGGCGGAAGAAGATGAAGGGCGATAATTTGACCGTCACGCCCTCTTACTTTTTCAATAAACACGCCTCTTGAACTCATTAAAAGCTGAGAAGAAACTCTATAGCGGAATATGAAGGAGTTTTCTCCCATATTGGCTTTTGAGTTAAGAATGTCTAAAAGCGGATTGTTTTTATTAACAACTTGACCAGTAGGTGAATTGTCTTTACGCAAAATCATCGGCAGTCTGGCTTGGTTTCCAGCAATTGCATCAATACAACGGAAAACCCAAGTTACCTTTTGGACACCTTCACGGTATGCGCGCTCAATATCCCACGAATCCTTGTATGGCTTTCCCGCCATGCCAGCATTGAAAGCAACAGGTGCTCCTACATTAAGAATTGACTTTTGTTGCACACCTTGCAGTGATTTTTCATTAAACGAATTCCACGCCATTATTCACGTCCCAACAGGTATCCGTAGACGCCCGAACAAAGCCCTATGGTTATAAGTCCATAAGGCAATTCTATTAGTGCTGCACCAGTTCCAGTAAAAAGTATAAAAGAAATCATTAATAAGTGAGCATTGCTTTGGCGCATTAAAAACCGTTGGAGCAAATCTTTTATTTTCATGTGTATGTACCTTAGCGCAGTTACTTTCCAATAGTACAGTACATACAGCAAGAAGAAAGCATTATTATGCCCGACTGGAACAAAGTATTAGAATATTTGCAACCGAAGGAGCCTTTATTCTGTCCTGAAGAACCATCAATAACACAAAAGGTTTTCCTACGTACTTACGCAATGGAAGCTCTTTTTGGTGGCGCTGCCGGTGGTGGGAAGTCGTCTGCGTTGTTGATGGCCGCAATGCAATATGTAGATGTACCCAATTACTCTGCAATTCTTTTCAGACGCACCTATGCCGACTTAGCACTTCCTGGTGCTCTCATGGACAGATTCAAAACATGGATTGGCGGACAGGATGAAATTCACTGGAACGCAAACTCTTATGTTGCGACATTTCCGTCTGGTGCAAGAATCTCGTTTGGATATCTAAACAACACGAACGACTATCTTCGTTATAAGGGTTCGGAGTTTCAGTTTATCGGCATGGATGAGGTCACTGAAATTCGTGAATCCGACTACAGATACTTGTTCTCTCGTCTTCGTCGCCCTGCAACGGGCCCTCTTTCTCAGGTTCCTTTAAGAATGAGATCCGCTTCAAACCCTGCACCTAATTGGGTTAGGCAGAGATTTATTGTGGAAGGAAAGGAAACTGGAAGAATTTTTGTTCCTTCTCTTCTGACTGATAACCCTGGAATTGACGCTGATTCCTACCGACAGGCGCTGACTGCTCTTGACCCCGTAGAGCGTCGCCGGCTTGAGATGGGTGATTGGTGGTCAACCACTTTGGGAACTATGTTTGATAGGACAAACTTTACAATTATAGATTCCACAGAAGTGCCAAATGTCACATCAACAGCACGGGCAGTCCGGTTTTGGGACCTTGCAGCCACCGAACCATCTCATTCAAACCCTAACCCAGACTGGACCGTAGGGACATTGATGATTTTTGATCAGGGAATTGCCTACGTTCTGGATGTCCGCAAAATACGGGCAAAAGGTGAAAAAGTAGAGGCTTTGATTGCCCAAACGGCAGCTGAAGATGGACGAATGGTGGCTATCAGAATTGAGCAAGAACCAGGTTCAAGCGGAAAAGCCCTAATTGACCAATATGCGAGATATGTGCTCCCAGGATATGATTTATCTGGAATCAGAGCGACTGGCGATAAAGTGACCAGAGCAAGACCTTTCAGTGCTGCGGTAGCAAATGGCAATGTGCGGATTGTTCGGGCACCTTGGCTAACTGATTGGTTGGATGAAATGGCATCATTTCCTGAGGCTTGCGACCACGATGACCAAGTTGACTCTGCTGTGGGTGCGTTCACTCATTTGGCTGGCCTGGGGTTGCCTCAGCGCCGTCGTGCCAGTATCATAATGTGACAACTAATATTCTATTTATATATTGAAAGGTTCAAAATGGCCTCTATTAACGACCTGTTTTCCGAATTAATGAAAACAGTCATGGACGCGGAAGATCAGTTAAATGACTTCCTTGCCCAGAATCCATCCCCTGAAGAACTGGCCGATGCCGTAGTTGCTTTGCATTCTATGAAAAATGCGTTTAGTGACGTTTATGGAATGTTTTCAGCACAAGTGATGACCACGCTGCAAAAAGCCAACATTGAAGAAATGGATGCGCATGGTGGAAAGATTGAAATTAAAACATCTTCAGATAGAAAGAAATGGGATCACGACAAACTGATTAACGAAGTCGGGCGTCGTCTTATTCAATCATCGGTTGACATGAGTACTGGAGAAGTGGTACTGTCAACGGAAGACCTCTTAAAAAAGGTTTTGGACTACATACAACCGTCGTATTGGCGGGTTAAAGAACTATCAAAAATAGGTATAAACGCAGATAATTACTGTGAAGTAGGCGACTACAAAACAAGCATTATTGTTAGAAAGGCAAAATAAATGTTAGCAAATACATATCAAAACCTCTACGAGCCATTCGCTCCCGAAGTAGAAAAAACCCTTAGCAAAGGCGGAGCAAGACTTACTTACATTCCAGTAAGCGAAGTGATTACTCGTCTTAACAAAGTTCTTGGACTTGACTCATGGTCATTCAACATTTTGTCATGCTCTCGTGACGCAATTGATCCCGATTACATCGTTGCCCATGTTCGCCTTATGTGGCACACAGATGCAACTCGTCCAGATTCGTGCATTATCCGCGATGGATTCGGTGGTCAAAAGATTAAGCGCACAAAAGCCGGCGACATTGTTGACCTTGGTGACGAAATGAAGGGTGCTGTTTCTGATGCACTCAAGAAGGCCGCACAAACGCTTGGTGTTGGTCTTTATCTTGCTCGCAGTGAAGAAGCGCTGAGCGCCGAAGAGCCACCAGAACCAGTAATTGATTCAGCCATTGTGGAACTATGGGACAACTTTGTTCAAGTATCAAAAGGTCTTGACACAGCAGGAAAAACACAACTTGGAAGTTTCTGGAAAACATACGCTGGTTCTCGTCCGAAGCCAACAAAACAAACCGCAACAGTAAAAGATTTAGAAGAACTAATTGGCGAATGCCTGCGTATCTCTTTTAGTGGAGCACCATCTACTGATGAGTGAGTTTATTCTTAAACCACCTCCGTATCTTTCTCCATCTTCAATTTCAACATTTCAACAATGTCCGCTGAAGTATAAGTTTTCTAGAATTGATGGTCTTCAAGATCCGCCAACAGAAGCAACTCTTCGTGGCAACTTTGTTCATAGCATTTTAGAAGATTTATACTCTTTGCCCAAAGATGAACGAACCCTAGATAGGGCAAAGTTGGTTGCTAAAGAATGGTGGGAGATGGAATATGCCGAAAAGATTGCCCCCTATGTAAAGGGAGACGAGGCCGTACGGCTCTTTAGATGGAGTTCGTGGTGGTGTGTTGAGAATCTGTTTGCAATGGAAGATCCAACAGCACTTCATTTTGATGGAATTGAAACCGAACTTAACGACACTATTGATGGTGTTGCTATCAAAGGCTTCATTGACCGATGGAGAAATACTGATGACGGAATTATCGTTGGTGATTACAAAACTGGAAAAACACCATCTCCTAGATATCGTGACGATAAGTACTTTCAACTCCTTCTCTACGCTTACGTGTTGGAAAAACAACTAAACCAAACCGTAAAAGAAATTGAACTACTGTTCATTAAAGACGCAGTTCTTCTCTCAAAAACAGTTACAGATGAAGATAGAGAAAATGTAAGAAGCACGGTAGTGCACATTCGTAAAGAAATTGACTTACGGTGTGTCTCTGGTGAATTTGAACCAATCAAGCACAGATTATGTGATTGGTGTAGCTATAAAAAAATATGTCCAGAATGGAATAAATAATGAATGACGATTCCTTCGCAAGGCTAGTAGCCGAAGAAATCAAAAATAAAGTATCGGATCAACAGCGCGAGTATCTTAAACTTCCAGAAAACTGGGGAAGATGGCAACGTGCTGTAAGTATTTTATTAAAAAATTTAGACAATCAAGTTGAAGAAATCATAAAAGGCGAACAGCAGGATGTGGCTACATATCAGGCGCTCGGCAGTGAAGGCATAACCCTTATAGCTGAGGTTGTTTCTGATTCAGCAGAGCGCCGAAAGAAGATTGACCGATTTCGGTTCCATGTTGCTCACCGTCTTGACGAGATAACACGGATGATTGCTATGTCCACCGATCAGGTTGAAGAACGAATGAAAACTGTTGAGTTTTTACGTCGTGCAATCAAGTCACACAAAGACCTTATGTACGAATACGACCTTGAAGAAACTGCTATTGATACCGCACTATGGGCAACACTTGACGGGTATTGGACATTTGACGATATTGACGAACACAGTATTTTGGGATAAAAATGGCAGAATCAGTAAACTCTACAAATACACCGATTGGAACTCTTATTTTGAGATATCTAAAAATGAAAAATACCACTGGTGCAAGCGCTTCCCAAATACTTGAGATGTTCCCACACCGATTTTCTAAACCTTCGCGAGTGAACGAAAGATTGACCGATCTTCACTCCAAAGGGTATGTTAAAAAGAAAAATTCCATGTGTTGGACAATCACACCCACGGGAACAAATTTTTTGCAGCGCTATGCTAAAAAGTCCGCATTGCAAAGTTCGGATTAATATGTACATATTTGTAGATATTATTTTGTTTTTTTCAATGTTTTTTCTTGGAGTTTTAGTGGGGAACTCAAAATGGAAAGACTAACAATGCAAGAAAAACTTCTAGAAGAACTCAATCAAAAACTTTTAAACATTGAGCAGTTTGTTGATTCAACAAGCAATAAAGATTTAAAAGAACTATTCTCTTCTGTTATTGATTTAACCGACGAGTATGTTGGTTTCATAGACAAAATCAACAAACTTGAATCGCTAGTAAGTGCAAAAGATGCAGAAGTTCAACGCCTCTCCCAGATAGCAAAGTACTAGGCAGATGCCAAGACAGAGAATGTTTCTAGATATGAGTTGCGTTGATGCGGCCCGTCAACGAATAAGGCACATATATGATACTTTTGATACTGTTTGCGTTCAGTTTTCTGGAGGAAAAGATAGCACAGCAGTGCTTTATTTGGCTAAAGAAGTTCATGAAGAAAGAGGACTCGGGCCAGTCAAAGTGATTTTCCGAGATGAAGAAATGGTAAGCCCTAAGGTTGTTGAGTTCGTAGAAAAAGTACGAGATTATGACTGGATTGACATGGAATGGTACTGCCTTCCGGCTGGTCAAGAAATTTGGATTTTGGGTCGCCGTGAATACTGCTTACTGTGGTCGCAAGCTCGGGCAGATAAAGGTCTTTTGGTTAGGGACATCCCTAAAGGTGCAATCACCGCTAAACACTTTGGCATTGATCCGTATTTTCCAGCGCCAGAAGGTCACGACTATTACACAATGCAGGGAAAAATGGGAAGAACTGCGTTTCTTAACGGTGTCCGTGCAAATGAGTCAATGATTAGATACAGATCGTGTGTTCAGAAACTCCACGAAAACTACATCGTTGCGCCTTTCAAGGTTAAGAAGTCAATACCTCTAAGGCTTGCAAAAGTAATTTACGACTGGACAACTGATGACGTCTTGAAATTCATCACAGAAGAACACGGTGCTGAGTACTGCGAGTATTACGACCTTGCTTCACTTACTGGAAGCAATACGAGAATTGGAATACCTTTGCATTCTGTAGCGATACGGAGAATTGGTGATGTTGTTTCAACTGAACCTGAATTTTATGACAAGCTTTTTGATTGTTTTCCACAAATAGATGCACAGCGTCGGTGGTGGCCTGAGTTCAACATTGAGAAACTTATCGCCTCTTACGCCAAAAATGGTTATGACGGGGTTCGTGATTGTATTGAGCAAAATATGCTCACTCCTGGAATCAAAAATGCAGCGTATAAATTTGCTGGAGAATTTAGGAAAAAGCAAACTAATGATCCTTTTGGGTTTCCAACAGATCATTTGCTTCGCATTTTGTTGCTTAATGATTTTCAGGCAAACTCTCCTTCGCCTGTCGGTCCAGGAACAAGAGCGCACACGATGAGAATGATTGCTAATGAACAAATGGAAGAAAATTTATGAAAATTGTATTTATGCCTAGCTCTGCTTTAAAGCCAGCTGATTGGCGAACAACTTATTTGTTAAAACCAGATTTTAATCTATTGCGTGAATCAATGATGGATTATGGGTGGGCGCAACCAATTGTCGTTCAGGAGAAAACTTCTACAATTATTGATGGTTTTCACAGATGGGCGATAGCTCAAGAAGATAAGTTCATCAAGGTTCACGGAGATCAAGTTCCTGTTTATTTTAAAGACATTGATGATATTGATTCAATGATTATGCATATAAGACTCAACAGAGCAAGGGGTTCAATTCTTGCTAAAAAAATGTCAGACATAATTATTGATATTTGTGTAACTGGAAAATACGACACAGAAGAACTATTGACACTTTTGGGTCTCACCGACGATGAACTTGACTTAATGCTTGCGCCCAATTTAATTAAGCATCGCAAGGTTCCTGAGCATAAGTATTCACGAGCCTGGATTCCTATTGAGGCACCCAAGATTGATGAAAAAAATGTACCTAAATTTGAACGACCACCTAATTTAGATAGATAAATACTTTACAGTCATTTTATGGTATCGTTGAGGCAAGTCCGATCGGAGGATTTTATGCCCAACTCCACAATGACACGCGATATTGAGCTGTTCACACGTCCAGGCGGCGGAAGAGAACAAAGAATAATTGAGCGCCCTCTCTATATCAATGGACGGCGTGTTCCCGGAAACGCAGAAGCCTATAACCGTACCCCAGGTACTGCCCCAGGCCTAGTTGCCGCAAGACGAGCAGGCGAAATTGGCGGAAGACGAGGAAGACCAGGCCGTGGTGCCGCTGCAGGAGCAAGGGCTGCTGGTAGAGCAGTAAGAAGATAAACCTTCTCGGTTTATTTCTCCCCTTATTAAGGTAATTCATCATGCTTGTAAGCGTTTCACAATTAGCAACATATATGGATATTCGGTTCAGTAACAGGCAGGAAACCGCCGCTGAATACGTCCTTGAAGGTCTGCAAAGCGAACTTGAGTCCTACCTGCGTCGCCCCATAGAACTAACGGATTTTGAAGAGACTTATGTTCTTGAATCAAACTTTGTCGGCGTACCAATGTCGTCATTTTTTACAAACGAAACCTCCGTGTCGGATGACTCTATTGGCATGGTCACATACGCTCAACCTCCCCAGACCATCTATATTCGCAATTCTCCAATTGTTTCAGTACAAAAAGTAACTGTTTCTAATCTGAATGAAACTGGTCGTCTTCTTGGTGAAGCAGTAATAAGAAATGCAAATATTACTTCGGTAACTGTTGCTGGAACAACTGTCACATATACGGCTTCTAACCACGGTTTTACTGTCGGTCAAAAAATTAAAGTGAGCGGTTTGAGTACTTCTGCTCTAAATCTTTCATCTAATGTTATTTCTTCTGTTGCTACCAACACTTTCACGGTGACACAGAGTGGTCTTACTGCGGGAACTTTTGCTCAAACTGGAACGGTTGTTGCATTAGGTAATGATTACACCGTGAGAAGATTTGGAATTGACTGTTATCGTGGTTTTGCCAACGACATCATCACCATCTCCTACAGAGCAGGTTTAGCCGGAGATGGAATAAAGGTTTTCCAGTTAATGATATTAAGAGCAGCTTCTAGGGAAATGCAGAATATGCATGACGACGTGGTTGGTATTAAGGATTTGAACCCTCGTGAAGTTGCACTTCAGGAAACAGGATTCTTGGAAAAAGAACTTGCCGCTGTTAAAAGATGGCGAAGAACTAGGGTCGCATAAATGAGTCTTAGCATGAATATTTCTTGCAATGCGGATAACGCTATTAGGCGTATGGATCAAATGATTCGCAGATCTCAAGACTTTCGTCCAGTATTTGGTTGGGCAAAAGGTTATCTAAAAAGAGCAAACGCCTTAAACTTCACTACTTCAGGACTCATGGTCGGTGGATGGGATCCTCTAGATGCTCGCTACGCCGCTTGGAAGGGCGTTCGTTATCCAGGAAAGCCAATACTTCAGCAGTCAGGGGCACTTTTCAAGAGCCTTTCTGACCTCAATGGCCCAGAGAACCATATTGGTTTTACCAGAGCTGAATTTGGAACCTCGGTTGAGTACGCAAAATTCCACCAATATGGAACATCAAAAATGGCTAAGCGTCAAGTAGTTTTTGAACCACCGTTTTTTGCAAAAATGCTAGGAATGAAAACACGTGAACATGTCGTGGGAAATGATATTTCATAATGACTGATTACTTAATGCAGGGACCACAGTTCGCTAAGCAATATGTGAGCGATTATCTCAAAGCTGACATTCCTGGAAGAATGCTTAGGTACAGAAATGGTTGGGATTTGGATGACGAAACCCTCCCCGATCCGCTTCTCTATCTTTCCCACGAACCTATAGCCCTTGATCATTGGCCAACTTTGATTACGGTATCAATTTCAGCCAATAGGTTTGACCAGTCTGGTTTTACATATACAGGCGATGCTGTTTACCGTGTCACATATTCTATGCGTACTTATGTTTGGACTAGAAGTGATAGTTCTGAAGAAGTAACGTTAATGAGAGACAGGCTTACGACGGTGGTTCGTTCTGCGCTTCTTGATGTTCCTTCGTTGCAAACGTTAAACGACGCAAATGGAGATTACGAAGCCTATATTGATTCGTCTAGTATTACTGAGGAATTTTCTGATTTAACTATGTTAAAAGGCGACCGGGTTCTTGCAGGTGCTTATATAGGGTATGATTTAGTAATCAATGAAATTGTTTATCGCCAGCAAATTGCAATGGTAGACACTTATGAAATTGAGATGCTAGACATGGATCCAAGCGAAGGTTGATTGGGAAAACTTATGAATACATATCAAGAATATGAAGGAAAACTAGTCACCCTTCTTAATGGTTCAATCAGTTCAACCTCATACAACGAAGCAGGAGATCGCCTAGATAACGGCAAAAGTGTTTCTGTTGAGTGGAATCCAGTAGCCTTAGCCAATGTGCGAAAAGGCCATTTAGTCGTTGTTGATGTTGTTATTGAGCAAGAAACAGACACAAAATCAACAAAAAAAACATCTTCAAAAAAACCTACTGAAGTTACAGAAGAGCCGATTCAAGAACAAACCACACCTGTTGAAGAAACAAAAGAGGAAATTGTTGAAGAAGTAAGTTCTGATACTACAGAAGTTCCTGAAGAATCGGTTGAATAAATGTATACTCGCAGTAAGGACTGACGAGGCCAATTTAATCGTCCAAACATAATTTACGGAGGATGGCGGATGCCCGGAGTAACAATCAACACAGCAATCAGAACGGGTGCTTCGGCATCTACCACTGCGCCAGGGGCAACATTTTTTGTTGTTGGTGAAGCGGAACGCGGTTCAGACACTTTTGCTGTCGCATGTACAAGTATTGACGACTACACGACCGCTTTTGGCGGTTTTGTGTCTGGTAAGTACCTTTACCAAAGTGTTTACACATTTTTTGAAGAGGGTGGCTCTCTTTGTTATGTAGCAAGAGCTACTAAGAGCACTGGTTCAAACGCCAGAGCTTCTTTGGGTTTGATTTCCACAGGATCTACTGTTGCAGTAACACTCACTGCGGCTGGTCGCGGCGACTGGGGCGAGAACATTTCCATCACTGTAAGTGCGGCTGTTTCTGGTGTTTACACATTTTCCATTAAGTATAGCGGCGTAGAACTCTGGACCGGTGGATATGAAAACTCTGGAGATTTCGTTGATGCAGTGAACAACAGTACTGTTCTTAAAAACTATGTAACAGCAGCCACCACGAATCGTGCAAATACCGCTTTTGTTACTGTTTCTACAGCCGCTGCGCTTGCTAACGCAGGAACTGACGGTGCCGCCACAACAGCAGATTTTATTTCTGCTCTTGCTCTTTTCACAGAAGATCTTGGCACTGGTTGTGTAGCCATTCCTGGTGCGGTTGATACCGCATCTTCAACAACACGTGAAACAGATTTCTGGAACCCTATCAAGACACATTGTGTAGCAAATAACAGAGTTGCTCTTCTTTCGTTTGAAGAAACAGACGATGCGAGTTCTGTTGCCACGATGTCAACTGGTTATGTGGGTGACAATCATGAGTACCTCGCGATGTACTATCCGTGGATCACGATTCCTTATCTTGGTAACTCAATCAGTATCTCTCCAGAATCATATGTTGCGGCTGCTCGTTCAAAAACGGTGACCGCAACTGGAACTTGGGAAGCTTACGCAGGTGAAATTACGATTCCAAGATTTGTTAATGGAGTTGTAACCGTTGTCGGCAGGACAGCCGGTGATGCTCTTGATGCTGCTTATGTTAATGCAATCAGAATCATTAACGGCGATGTAAGAGTTTACGGTGCTCGTTCTCACTCAACAGATGTTGCTCAGTTCAGATTTATTACAAATAGAGACACAATCAACTACATCGTTGACAGATGTGAGCTTCAACTTGAAGCACTCATCTTTTCTTCTATCAATGGAAGAAAGACACTTTACGGCAACATTGAATCAGCGATTCAGGGAGTTCTTGAACCAATCAGACTTTCTGGTGGTTTCTATGAAGGATTTGATGCTCGTGGACGCCGTACAGACTATGGTTACACCATTACAGTCAACGATACACTTAACCCAGTTTCACAACTTCAAACAGGTCTTATTAAAGCCCAAGTTGGAGTTCGTATCTCAAGTGTTGGTGACAAAATCACTGTAAGCATTATCAAGTCAAACCTGACAACTAACCTCGCCTAAGACGGAGAACCATCATGTCAAACCAAAACGGAACCGCATACAACATTAGAAATAATGCTGCAAAGATTGCTCCACAGCGCCAAATTGTTGCTGCTATTTCCCCGTCACTTACTCAGGCGGACACAACGCTTGGTACGATTCCAACTTTTGCTGAGTTTTTTGCTCAAGTATCTGGCGGTGAAATTCAAGCACAGGTTGAGAAGGTGTACCACGGTGGGGCAAAGTGGCCATCCATTGTTACGGCTCCAGCAGAAGTAGGGGATGTGACTCTTACTAACTATGCAGTAGCTGACACTACCTTTATTGCGAACATGCAAGCTCTTCGTCAACTTGTCGGTAGAGTTTATTACGATATCACAGTCAAGGTGTTGAACACTGGTATTGAACTAGTTGGAAACGACAGATACTACGGTCAGGCTCTTTTGGTCGGTCTTACGGAACCAGACGGTGATGCTTCAAGCGGAACTCCTGCCACTTTTGGTCTGACTTTCATGATCTCGTCAGTCGCAGTTGCAACAGCATAATTAAATTTTGATAGTTCCGGTTGTTACAAACCGGCCATGATAATGTCACTTTTATGGATACACCTTTCACAATCATGCCAGTAGACGACACCCCTGGTGCGTCAAATGAGCCAACAATCCTTGCACAACTCAAAAAAGTTATTGAAGGAAGCGTAAAGCGTCCTGATATCTTTGTTGAAGTTCCAGAGCGACCCGGCGTTACTGTCCGCGTTTCACCCAACGTCACTCAGCATCAGTTGAAGTCTTGGAGAAAAAACGCAGGAGAAGAAAGCAAATCAGGGATGGACACCCTCAAGTTTGCTTGCTCAGTTATTGGCCACACAACCACAGGTATTGCATTTAACGGCGAAATGGTTATTGATGGCAACGGTTATGAAGTCAACTTTGCTTCTCCAGAAATCCTTGAAATGACCAAGACGACACGCGCTCTTCCTGACTGTGTTCGTGCTTTCTTTGGTCTTGAACCCCATGTTGAAGCTGCTGCGGTGGCAATCATGGAAGCATCTGGATATGGGGACTCGGTGGAAACTATGGACCCTACGAAGGGGTCATCCAATTCTTAACTGAAGACGTGCGGGTAATTTCTGCTGCACGGTTAGGTGAGTTGTTTGGTACTGACCCCATCAGAATCCTTGATGGTGATGATACGGAGTGGTTGATAAGAGTAGCGTGTGCTAAAGTTATTGGAGATGATAGAGAGCGCGCTTCTAAGGAGAAGTAGTTAAAACTCGTATTATATTTAATACTTCGGAGTGCATATGGCTGAGAATGTCACAATTAAAATTGACGTTGATGCCGATATTGCCAGTATCACCGCAGTACGCGCAGCTCTTAACGCAATGTGCAGTGAAGTTGATGACTGCACCAAAACGATGGATAAACATCGCAAGAAGATGGATGAAGTTACATCCACTCATGACTCTCTTGCAAAAGGCGCAAATAAAAATACCAAAGCCTTAAATAGTCATTCTGGCGCAACTAAGAATGCGACCAAAAATCAGGATAGTTTCCTGAAGAGACTTTTTAGTGTCAATGACGCAACCAAGACCCTTTTGGGCGGATTGCACAAACTTATAAAATTTGGCATTAAACCAATGGCTATTGAAATGGCCGCTGCAGCACTAGCAATTGCTTCATCGGCGTTGCTATTTAAATCGGGCGCAGCATTCGCTAAGGGGTATCAATTAGCCCTATCTGGTGTTGCTTATGCAATAGTTGCGGCAACGGCTGCTTTTGCCACATTCTTAGCAGCTCAGAGAGAGTTTGCGTCAACTTCTTTTGCTCCAATGTTTGCTGATGGGGCAACAAATACAGCCAGTAGTGTTGAGGCTGCTTCTTCCGCAATGAAGATGTTTGTGGATGATGCTCAATTAGCAGTACTTGGATCAAAGTCGCTTACCGCAGCCTTCTCAACCCTCTCCAAGCAGGGACCTGTCACTGGTAAAACAACCGCAGCTTTTAGAGCCTTAGCGGATGTTACAAGCGGTATGGGAGGGGACATAGGCAAGAACTCAGAAGAACTAGCAAAGTTTATGGCTGAGTATCAGAAGCGCGGAACGTTTGGTTCCAAAGTTCAACAAGCCGGTAAAGCGCTTGGCCCAGAGTTCACGAAAATACTTAAAGAAGCAAACGCTCAGGGAATCAACACTTATGACAAGTTTGCTGAAGCTGCTGTTAACGGAACACTAGGAGATACTTTCAAAAAGTACTCTGGTCAACTTGGAAACATGAACAACACGCTTGTTGGTCAAGCAAAGGGTGCCTTGAGTGAAATCAAGGGAATGTTTGTTGAAATGGGTGAACCTCTTCTCGGGCCGGTCAAGCAAATTTTCCAACAAATGACGGGCGACATAAGAGTCTTGTTCATGCGCATCAATGCCGAAATGGGTGGCGTAGTAAATGGCGGAACGCTTCAGAAACTTGCCGATGGTTTTGGAAAAATAACCAATGCTATTGGAAGACTAATTGAGACACGTGTTCCTGACGCTACGAATGCTCTTGGAAGATTGAGTGATGGTTGGAAAACCTTTAGTAACTTAGCCAGTAGAATAGTAGAATGGTTGCGTCCTTTGCAGGATGCTGCTTCTGGTATCTGGAAAGCTTTGTTGCCTGCTTTACGCGCCGTGGGTGAAAGCTTTGGTGGAACCGTTGATCAGATTGCCATGTTCTTTACTGACAAATCGTTTTTAGACAATTTAACAAAATTTTCTATGGCATTTGCCGAAGTTTATTTGGCACTTTCTAATATTGGAACACAAATAAAAGACGCCTTTGTTAAAGCTCTTCCAGTTATGACTATTGTTGCAAAAGTAGTTGCTGCAATTCTTACAGCAATGGGAGCGCTGCTTTCCCTAACAAACAAACTCCCTGGAGCTCTTGGTGGTATAGCAACATTAGGCGCTGCTTTTATCGGTATGAGGGCGCTCAAAATGGGCGGGGCACAAGTTAAAGGAAAAGTTGGTGGAGCACTCAATGCTGGCGCTTCAAAACTAACTGGCGGTACAGGTGCTATGCCTGGTGTTGCTTCTTCCACGGGCACGATGAATGTCACGGCTGGTTCTGTGTATGTAAATGGAACAGGAGTCACTGGAGGCGCAGCGGGGACTGTTGCGAATGCAGCAGCGGCACGAGCAATCGGTGGTGCTGGTGCTGCTGGACGAATGAGTATGGGTCAGCGATTTGGTAACTATAGATCAAGAGTTGGTGGTGAATTTCAAAGAATTAGAGGAGGAATAGGACAGATTGCTTCACCTAGCAATGGATTGAACCGACGTGCAAATTTTGGGAACATGTTTTTTCCACCTACTACAACTCCAGGTCTTGGAGCCAGCGCAACGGGTTCATTAAATTATGGACAAAGAGCCGCTAATGCTTTTCAGGGTTCTCGCTACGGTGGAGCAAGCATAACTCAATCTTTAAAAAATTCCCGAAAAGCCGTAGGCAGACAGTTTGCAGCATCTGGCGGCATGGGCAATGTGGCAAGTAAGGTTGGCAATATTGCAGGAAACCCAATGGCGCTGATGATGGGTGGAACCGCAATAAGCGGTCTTGATATTGGTGGAAAACAAGGAAACGCTGTTACTGGTTCTGCTGGCAGTGCAATGCAGATGGCGGGTATGGCAAAAATGATGGGTGCTTCTGGTCCAACTGCAGCCCTACTTGCTGGTGGAACCGCTGCTTGGAAACTTGGTGGATCTGTTTCTGCCGGGATGTTTGGAAATAGTGACAGCAATGTTGCAAAAGCCGGAGGAGGACTTGCTGGTGCAGCCACTGGTGCGGCAATTGGTGCAACTATCGGAAGTGCGGTTCCTGTTTTGGGAACAGCCCTTGGTGCGGCTCTCGGTGGTGCTATTGGTTTTGCGGCAGGAGTTTGGAACGCTGGAAAATACAACAAGCAAGCACGTTCAGCAGCTAAAGAATTTATTGCTGGTTATGCAACACGCCTAGATGATGCCATGAGTGCTGGCGACCTTGAAGGTGTTCAGTCTGCTGTTGACAATGTTTACGCAGATGCCGCCGCTGCTGGTAAAGGAAACATTGATGTTTACAACAAGGAAATTGAAAAGCGCAAAAAAGAAATTGATGCACTAAGCAAAGGCGCATCTAATTATTCTAAAAATGCTGGATTATTTCAAATAGTATTTGGTGCCGACGCAAAAGAAATGGTAAAGATTGCAAACAAGGCCGGTGTTGGGATAGATGGTCTCAAAAAAGGCATTGTCGGAGTTATGGATGTTGCCAAAAAAGCGGGAATAAATCTTACGGAAAAAATGGCTCCTGGTTTAGCTAACATGAATGCCCAAATGCTTGACGCAAAAATGGCATTGTTTGATGCTCCTCTTCAAGCTCTTGACATGCAGAATCAATTTGATGCAATGCAGGACAAGATTGCAAGCGGTGACACAAGTAAATCCACGATTATTCAGTTCTTAAAAACAGGATTTCAACGTGGTTACGCTTTAACTGGAAGTTCTTCAAAAGCAACAGTAATGCTGGAAGACACGATGAAGCTTCTTGCGGATGTAATGCCTGGACAGATTGACAAAATAATGAAAGTTGCGTCTGAGATTGGTGTTTTTGATTCAAAGAGAGAGTCGGAATCGTTTATAACATCCAAGGGTTCTACATATTCTTCAATATTTGGAGAAGCCATAAGGAACTCGGGCGTAAAGGGAGTTTCGGATACTCAAATTTTGACTCAAATAGGTAAAGTTATTGCGGAAGGTGGAGCGGGTGCTTCGGTTGCAATGGATGACCTTTTAAATAATGTTTTGACAGGAAAATCATCAGGTAAAGATATTCTTGCTTTCCTTAACACTGGATATTTGAATACTCCTAATCCTGATGCACAGGGGAATGATGTTCTTCCAAGTGGAAAAAGAGTTGCTCCCGTTGATCCAAGTTCGCTTTCTACACAGGTTGCATATGCACCAAATATTCAAATTAGTGGTGTTATTTCTGTTGATGATAAAGCAGCACAAAAGGTCATTACTGATATTGTTGATGCGCAGTGGCTAAAAATAAAAAGACAAAATCAAGGTGCTAAGTAATGGCTGACAATAAAACTATTATCAATAAAAGAAATAATAAAGTATCTGCAAGATCTGCTGTGACAATAAGTGTACCGTTGAGTGCAGCGGCTGCCGAACAAGCAAAAATACTTCTAGATGGTGTTACTTTTACCAGCACATACAATATGAACATAGATCCATATATGAGATTGTTAAAAAATGTTGAAACTGACGAGTTTTACGATTTTTATTTTCCTTTTTCTCCTGGTGAAATATCATACGAACAACTTTCTAATGAAATAGTTGAAGTTCCTAGAGCCGGCAGAACGCCACTAGTTATGTATAAATCACAGAAATTAATGAAACTTAGTTTTGAGTTTATGCTTGCGGTTCCCTTTGACGGCATGGTTGAATCAGTTAGTGATTCAATAGAACTGTTAAGGAAAATGGCTACGGACACAACCCGAAGTATTCAATTTTTTAATTTTGACGATATGCTTACTAAGTCGTTGTTTTTATCTAAAGCACCTGTTACTTCTTTTTCAATAGTAGAAAGAACGAATAGGTTTTTTATTGCGGATCTTACAATTAGTAGTATTAGGAGAAATGCTGACAATCAGATCACTAACGCAAATGTAAGCATTTCTTTTATTGAAAACAGAAACCCAGATATAACAATTGTTGATATTCCAAAATTTAGAAAAGATCCTGTTCTTACTTGTCCTCAAAAATGCAAAAAAAATAATAAACCAGGCGCAAAAAGAACGGCATGTATAGCAAAATGCTCCAAACCCCAACAAAAGCCATGCGCTCTGCCAAAAGTGAGTTGCATGATGGATTCGTCAGGTAGAAATCGTAAGTATATTAAAGGGAAAATCACCACCGAACCATGCCCAGTGTGTAAGAGTAAATAAAAATGCTTCGCATAAGTGATTTACATATCAAAACGCCAAACGGTAAAGTAGATTTTAACGAATCTATAACATCAATGACAGTTAACTGGACAATGGATGGAGCTTCACGTTTAGAAGTTGATGTTGTTGATAAAGGTTTCAAAATGCTTAGAAATGATTATTTTGAGCTTGACACCGTATATGAATGGGGCACGCGTGATTTTTTGCTGTCAACAATCAGTGTTCGTCAAGGCGATGGTGATTTTGCTGTTATTTCTCTTGAATTGTTTGAATCAAAATGTCAGCAACTTAAAAACAATAAAAATCCTGGATCTTTCAAAGCGTTAAACGGTTTTCAGTATGCGGCAAATGTCGCTGCAAAAATGAAACTTGAATTTGTAGGAGAGAGAGTCAAGGGAGATCAACAAGCAATTCAGGTTAAAGCAAAAAACAACAGAGAAAGCGTATGGCAAGTGCTCCAACGTACCGCTCAAGAAAACCAGTATGTGTGTTTTATAGCCAACAACACATTGTTTTTTGCATCACCAATGTATCTTTTAGGAAGATGGGGGGTTGATTCTAAAAACTATCAACCAAAAGGGGAATCGTCTGCCCGCAAATTTAGCTATGTTCCACTTGAATGGCCGACCCCAGAAAAAGAAAAAAGATTTTTATTGATGCAAATGCCAAAACTGCAAATAGCTAAAGATATGCCCACGAGTGGTTCTGGTTCTGCTTTAGTCTGGAGAGATAATGGATATAAACTTAGGGCTGGAATGACATGTATCGTTCGTGGCATTAGTCCCCAATTTAATAAGCCCTATTTGATAACTTCGGTTGAGTACAAAGTTGACGAACCAGAACCTGTGGCTATTGAATTTGCTACTGTTGATAAAATTTCTAATCCAGACACAAGAAAACTTGATGAAGTAGAAGATGACCCACCAACGAATGAAGTAATCATCGGAACCGAGGATGACTGATAATGTTTAAATCTGATCCTTTTCGTAATATACAAGCACCTGAGAGTCCTGCGGTTCTTAAAGAACCTGGCATATATGTTGGGGTTGTAAAAACAGTTGATGCGACAACTAGAACGGTGACTGTAATTGTTCCTGCGGTAGCGGATGGGAATACTGCCCTTGGCCCAGCAAGAGTGATGGCACCAATAGCTAGTGGGACACCGGCAATGCCAACTATTGGGATGAAAGTCGTTGTGGCTTTTTTAAATAACTCATACGATACTCTTGTTGTGTTGGGCAAATATGTTTGATATGAGAGAATAGATAAATGGACACAATCAGAACCCCGCTTTCGTTCAATAGCGACGGAACAACAAAACATTATGTCGTTGGGACTAATGACTACTATGCGCATCTCATAAGACAGATAACCCTCATACAGCCTGGGGAGTTGCCGTTGACTGTCAACTATGGAGTTGATGACCCTTCATTCGCTGAAATTAAGACGGCTACTATTAGGGAAAAAATACATAAATATGTGGATAATGTTAATATAACGAAGGTTGCTGTTGAGCAATCTGATTCAGGTAATGTTAATCTATTGATTAGCTTTGAGGTAGTTTAAAATGTCGTCACCAAATTTTTCTCAATATGTTGATTTAACTCTTTACGATGTTGAACCGCAAGATGTATATAGTGCTGCTTTAACATACGCACAAACAGCACTTCCTGAATTTATTCCCGTAATTGGAACAGTAGAAGATGCAGTACTTCAGGCAACAAGTTATATGACATACATTCTTGCCGCCGGAATCAACAGAGTGCCCAACGGACTGATGGAAGGCATTATTAAATTAATGGGCTTCTCCAGACGTGAAGCAACATTTGCTACTGGTTCAGCATTGTTTACACTTAGCGTTAACACTGGAACAACAATTCCAGAAGGCACAATCATTGCCTACACCACGACGATTGACAACGAAGTTGTTGCCTACTCTTTTGCAACCACGACAGACACGATTGTTCCATCTGGCAGTGACACGGTAAGCATTGCTATTGAAGCAACAGAAGAAGGACAATATCCCACTCTTTTAGATACGCAACAAATGATTTTAATTTCTTCCGTGCCGACCATCTTGGAAGTTTCCCTTGATGCCGACATCGTAAACGGTATCAATTCTGAAACAGATGCTCAATATTTTGACAGAGCAGCACAGTTTCTTTCTTCAATAAATACTTCACTAGCAACAAAAAGACAATTAGTTAACTACATTGCTGCAAACTATCCTACTGTCAACATTTCTGCTGTTTACGATACTACTAACTCTGCTGGCAATCTTTTGTTTGCAACCGCTGCGGCACCTGGATATGTAACCATTGCTGTTGCTCAAAGTGATGGCACAGCACTGGGTTCAACCATCAAAAACGCACTTCAGGCAGATGTAGCAGGAAAAGCAATAGCTGGCTTAAATGTCGGAGTGATTGACATCACCACGTTTTCATGCTCAATAGCAGTTTCAATTGCTGTTGTTTCTGGATATACGCCCGCAAATGTTCAAGCAAGCGTTGCTGACGCTATTGAGTCATACATTTCACCTTTGGGGTGGGATCAGGAACAAACAATTAACCCCAACAAAATTGTTGCCTTAATCGCTGTTATTCCAGGAGTTGGATATGTTTCCAGTGTTACCTTAACAATTCCCACATCTCCAGCAAATGTGACACTAGCTTCAAATGTAATAACCATTGCAAAAAAAGCATATTTTCCGGTAGGAATTGCCACCGTAACGGTGATCTAAAATGGGTTTCACTACCACTTTAATGAACACTGGGAGCAGTGTATTCACTTCTTCGGTTGTGCCACCATCTTTCAGATGGTCTTTTACTAATGCAACTTCAACAATAGATTTGAATGAATACAAAACAGCCGGATACGGTTCAATCTTTGTAGAAGCAGTTTCTTCCAGCACTTACACCTGCACGTACAACAAAGCGTTTACGACTGGTTGGACAACAACAAGCCTCACTACCGATGGTGTGCGCGGATCAAAAATTGATTTTTTTTGTTTTATAAAAACATCAGAAACAATATCTCTTGCGGCACAAGTGAACCTTCATCAGATTACTTCTGGAGGTAGTGAAGTCAACCTGATTTCAGGAGAAGTATTTAATACTAGTATTTTATCGGGTGACTGGACATTAGTCAGGGCAACAAGCGGTCTTGTTCCTGAAGACACGAACACGTACTCAATAGAAGTGGTTCTTTCAGTAACGGCCACAACTACCAATAGTGATATTTATATTCACAGACCTGTAATTTATAACAGATATGCATTTCTTGAAAACAATGCGATGGTAGAAACGCTAGATAATGTTCCAACAGTTTTTCATGAAGACGATTCACAGTATAACGATTCTTTATTATCGCACCCATTTTATAGACTCATGGACATACTGACAGCCTCAATGGATGACATACTTTCGTTAATAACAACAATACAATACAACGATATTTCAGATGGTTACGATGTTACTATTCCTGAAACAAAAAGTATTTTAATTGATGCAGATGTGGTGGCTCGTGGTTATACGGATTGGTTAGCGCAATTTGTTGGAGTAAAACTACAAAACCCTTCTGGTATAGCAACCCCTTGGGAGAACTTGCCAGGAACGTGGAATGGTATTGACTTAATTGACTCGGTTGATTCAGCGGGTGACTCTGTTCAATGGAAACTTCTTGAAGCGTACAATCCTGAACCTTCTAACCTTTTAGAATTTCTACGTTGGCAAATAAAATATGCATATACGGGAATTAATGCAGGTTCAAGAGACTCTGTTATTAATGCCGCAAAATGGATGTGCACGGGGACTAAGCAAGTCAATTTAACCTGCGCTGTTGCGACGACTCCATTTGTTCTTGCGGTTACAACAAAATTGTCTGAATTTTCAATTCCAGATACCGACTATGTTGTCGGTGACGACTCTCAAGAGATAATAGACATTTTAAATGAAGTTAAGCCTTTGGGCTACACAATTACCCATAGTTTTATTTCATAGTTGTATACTAGGTAGGTTCAGGAGAATATATGGCAGCGACACAAAGCAACTCACCTCGGTTTAGTTTATACACATGGGGATCAAGCTCTGACGACTTCACTCGTGAACAAATGACTTTATCGCATGAAAATGTTGAATCATACGGTGCGTTATTCTTAACGGGAGCTGGTGCCCCGAGCACTGCAAACAACACAACAGAGCGATCCATATTCTGGGACTCAACCAACTCTCATCTTTACTTTCGTGGAACAACTGGAACAGCCTGGACGAGAATACCTTTCTCTTTCGGTACGGGAATAGTTCAAATAACAGCCGGAGCAACCCTTAGTGGTGGTTCTGGATTTGACCTAGCACGAGCCAACCATGTTCATAGTGTTTCTACAGCCGCGGCTTCAAGTCTCGGTTCGGCAAACGCAGAGGGTTCATCTTCTTCTCTTGCTAGAGCTGACCATGTTCATACAATTGCGGCCGGCCACATTGTTGACGCAATGGTTTCTGCATCTGCAGCTATTGCTGGTTCAAAAATATCTGGCGCAGTTCCTACTGCAAGTGCTTGGGCGACAGGAAGAACCATCACCCTTGCGGGGGATTTAACTGGCTCTGTTACTCTTGACGGAAGCGCAAACGTCACGCTTACAGCAGTTGTCGTTGATGAAAGCCATGCTCACGCAGCCCAATATCAGCCTGTTGACGCCGACCTGACGGCACTTGCAGCACTCTCCACTACGGGAATTGTTGCCCGAACTGCATCTAATACATATGTTCCACGAAGCATTGCAACTTCTGGAACTGGCATAAGTATTTCTAACGGTGATCTTGTTTCTGGCAATGCAACAATTACCCTCAATAGCGATACTACGGCAACCATAAATACAATCGTTTTACGAGATTCGGCTGGTCGGTTCCGTGCGGTAGATCCATCACATGTGTCAGATGTGGCTACAAAAAACTACACCGACACAGCAGACGCCCTCAAAGCCAACTCAGCAGATGTTTACACAAAAACAGCAGTAAACAACGCAAAACTTTACCAGTATGGAAACACCACAAGCGGACAAGGCGTAGGACTTCCAACAGACGCCGCTCGTGTCACGCCACGCATATATGTCCAAGCAGCCGAGCCAACATACCCATCGGGTCAGGTTGCGGTAACTGGCGACATTTGGTTTGAAATCTAATGCCTTCCTGTCGCGTTTTCATTGATAATGAATGGAAACTAGTTAAGAATTTCTATATTAATAAAGATGGTTTTGGATTTGTTCCTCTTGAGTCAATTAAAGTTATGTCTGATACTGGATGGGTTATTGTCCAGTCAGAAGGATGGACAACGCTTCTGTCTAGCGAACTTGTTGGCATCTAATGGGAGACACCGCAAACACTATTTTTACGATTGTTGGGTTAATTACCGCAACCATTTCGGCGTTTGTAGTTTTGCGAGGTCAAAATCTTAATTTCAGAACATCCCTACACGGGAACAGTAATCAGGAAATGAAAACAATTTTTGACGCTTATTCTTTAGTTGTTGAAGAATTAAGAAGTGAAGTTGAAAGACTTAATGTGGTTGTTTTAGAAAACCAGGAAGCATTGTTTGAACAGGGCGAAGAAGTCATTAGGTGCGAAAAAAGAAATAATGAACTTATAGATTTGATTAATGTATTACAGGACAGAATAAGCGTACTGGAGGCCACTAATGGCGGACAACAATGAGGAAACTGTTCTTAAAACATTTCTAGATCTTATGAAAAATTCAATGCCCGATTCTTTAATCTCTAACTATGTGGTTATTGCTGAGGTTGTTGGCAATGAAGCAAATCAACTTTCTATCCTTACAAGCCCTGGTATGACGCCGTGGTTAGCGCAGGGGATGTTGCAATCTTCCATAGACATGATTATGTCTGGGCAAGAAACATATTTTGAAGACGAAGACGAATAGCACATTTACTTACCCTGATACGCTATTTCATAGTCTAAAATTAGCATCAGGTAACCGGAGGAACCATGATTGCTGGAATTTATAATATAACTTGCGAACAGGGTGCTACATTTACACGAACTTTCACAATAACTGACCCAGATGGTGACATTGTTAACTTAACTGGTTACACAGGCCGTATGCAGGTTCGTAGAGATATTGACTCTACAGCGACACCACTAGTAGAACTGACTACAGCTAATGGAAGACTTGTAATAGTTCCATTGTTGGGTGAAATAACCATCACCTTGACGCCAGAATTAACAGCACCAATTACACGTGATGGTGTCTATGACCTTGAAATAGTTAACACAAGTTCTGGGGTTGTTTACCGCGTACTAAAAGGTTCATTTAAGATTGACAAAGAGGTTACTCGATGACTCTTCCTCTTGACCCGGCTTTTGATGTAACCGTAGAGGAACTGCGGAATACGGTAATAGTTGATCAGGCTGCTCCAAATAACGTAACTGTTCAAGTCAACACAAAACTTAAATCCGGATCTGTTGCCATAGGCTACGGTTCGGGTGCGCCTTGGACGATAGTGGTGGATATCTAAATGCCAAACATTGCAAGCGATTACGGCGACATTGGTGATTACTACATAGATGTTGACAGTGGAGACTTTTACGGTCCCAAAACAGCAGCTGGGTGGCCCGACACTCCGTTCTTTACGGCCGTTACAACAGATACTCAGCAAAACGAGCGACACATTCACACACAAAGCACATCAAGTACCATATGGACAATAAATCATAGCCTTGGAGGTCGTCCGTCGGTTACCGTAGTTGATTCTTCTGATACTATGGTAATTGGTGAGGTAACATATGTGAACAGCACACAAGTACGTGTTTCTTTCTCAGCAGCATTCTCCGGAAAAGCATATCTCACATAGGTGGCATTAAATGGCAACAAAATTTTTAACAAACCTTGACCTTAATCAAAACCAACTACTTAACGCCACGTTTGAAGTATTGGCCACCGACCCTAGTTCTGGCAACTTTGAGGGCAGGTTAATCTACAACTCAACAACTGACACGATTAAGGTTTATGCCAATAGTGCTTGGCGCTCACTTCCTCATTCAATCGTTTCTGGTGGCGGAGCCGGAATCGCTGAAGCACTTACCGTTTCTGAGTCAAACGGTACAGTTACCCTCACTCTCAATGTTGCAGATACCGACAGTGCTGGTTTGCTTCCAGCTGCAATGTGGAACATGCTTACGGACGCAACTCCTGATGCAACTGCTTCTAAATTGGTCAAAAGAGATGGAAATGGTAATGCCAAAGTTGCCACCCCGACAGATGCGGCACATATTGCTACCAAGGGTTATGTTGACGCTGCCCGCCAGGGTCTTGATGTCAAGGCTTCAGTAAGAGCTGCCACCACTGGAGCAATTAACCTTTCAACCGATCTTCAAAACGGCGATGTACTTGACGGGGTAACACTCGTTACTGGAGACCGCGTTCTTGTCAAGAATCAAGGTTCTGCTTCCGAAAACGGTATTTATGTTGTCGTTGCTTCTGGCGCAGCTTCTAGATCATCAGACGCAAACGGAACAGCCGATACTGGTGAGCTTACAAGTGGAACCTTCACTTTCGTAGAAGAAGGAACTGTCAACTTTGATTCTGGTTTCGTGGTTTCAACCAATGGAACAATCACTGTTGGTACAACAGGCATTGTTTGGACACAGTTCTCTGGTGCTGGTTCATTTGAAGCTGGCGACGGACTCTCAAAGTCTGGTACGACAGTAAATGTCAATGTCACCGCCAACAGAACAGCAATTACCGCTGATGCGATTGATATTGCATCAACATATGTGGGTCAGTCTTCAATCACGACCCTTGGAACAATCACCACTGGTGTTTGGAACGGTACAGATGTTGCGGTCGCAGACGGTGGTTCTGGTGCATCCAACGCCTCAGACGCCCGTACAAATCTTGGATTTACAACAACCTCTGGTCAAACAACTTCTACCGCAGTTCTTGCTCGCGTCGTTAATCAGCAATGTGCGGCTTCAGTTGGTACAACCTCAGTAACAACAGTTACACACAACTTTGGTACTAAAAATGTCGCTGTGCAGATTTACGAAGTTTCTTCTGGTGCAACCGTCATTGGCGATGTTGTTAGAAGCACAGATGATTCGGTGACCGTAACAATGAACGGTTCTTCAATATTGTTAAACGATTACAAAATTGTTGTAACAGGATAGGAAAATATGAAAATCACAGCAGAACAAAAAGCAATGGCAGCATCGTACGCAAGAAGCGTCCTTGGTGCAGCAGTCGCAGTTTACGCTTCAACAGGAGATATCAAGATGGCGGCAAATGCTCTCTGGGCAGCAGGCCTTCCTGTTATCATGCGTTATCTGAATCCAAACGACAAAGCATTCGGCAAAAAGGCTTAATGCCTTGCCCTGAGGGGCATTAACAAAGAAAGCGATTGAGGTCGTGGCACAGAAATTTACAGTTCCCGTAACTATACGCAACCTAACTTCTGCCAGCTCCGAAGCTTTCACAATATACGTTGACCAAGATGCTCATCCACGCCTACAAGTTCAGGCTGGTGGTCGTCTTGTTTGGGGTACTGGTGGGGTAACTGGAGATGTGAACCTTTACCGTTCTGATACAAACATACTGACAACAGATGATTTGTTTAAAGCAGCTTCCGGTCTTGTCACGCTTACTACTGCGGGCCCACCGACAGCATCTCTTCCTGACGGTGCTCTTGCTGTTGACTCGCTTAATGATGATTTTTACTTTCGCTCTGGTGGCGAATGGAAACTTACTAGTGGTGGATCAATATCGGGAGACATTGATGGCGGAAACACGCTTAATGATATTCTTGAGGCAGAAGTTTCAAATTATGCGATAATTACATTTGACGGAGAAGAACTATAATGGCTGGTGCAAGAATACAATTAAAGCGCGGTTTAGCGGCGCAGTGGACTGCATCTACTACAGTTTTACTTTCTGGTGAAATTGGATACGAGACAGACACCGACAAGTTCAAAATTGGTAACGGCACATCCCTGTGGACATCTCTTCCGTATTTCAACGGGAACTTAACTGGGTCAAACCTTAACGATCTTGCTGATGTAACTATTACTTCTGCTGCCAATGGTGACTTCCTTCGTTGGAATGGTACGGCATGGATTAACGACGCTGTAAACCTTTCAACAGACACTGTTGGGGATTATGTTGGTTCTCTTGTTGCTGGAACCGGTGTCACTCTTGCAAATAACTCTGGTGAAGGCGCAACACCTACTGTCACCGTTGATACATCGGTAATTCAAGCAAGGGTTGCAAATGTAACAGACACAGAAATCGGCTACCTTGATGGTGTCACCTCTGCCATTCAAACACAGTTGGATACCAAATCACCTACTAACTCACCGACATTCACAGGGACAGTAACCCTTCCAGATAACACTGTTGCTCTTGGAACCAAAACAAGCGGAGACTATGTTGCATCTTTGGTTGCTGGAACAGGTGTAACGCTCACCAATAACTCAGGTGAAACAGCAACACCAACTGTTGCAATTGGACAGGCAGTAGCCACAAATAGCAATGTTACTTTTAATGACGTAATTGTTTCTGGAAACTTGACTGTTAGTGGATATACAACATCAATAAATACTGAAATACTTACCGTTGATGACAATGTTATTATTCTTAATAATAATGTAACTACTGCGCCAACAGAAAACGCTGGAATTGAAATTGAGCGCGGAACATCACCAAATGTTCGTGTTCTCTGGAATGAAACAACCGACAAATGGGAAACAACTAACGACGGAACCACTTATGGAAACATAGTTACAACTGCGGATTCTGGCACTGTCACTAGCGCAATGATTACTGACGGAACCATAGTCAATGGCGATATTAACGCTTCTGCGGCAATCGCTCTTTCAAAACTCGCTTCTGGAACATCCGCACAAGTCGTTGTTGCTGACGCTTCAGGTGTTCCAACCTACGCAACTCTTACTGGAGATGTCACCATTTCCAATACTGGAGTTACCACAATTACGGCCAACTCAGTTTCTCTTGGAACAGACACAACGGGTGACTATGTTCAAAACCTCGTTGCTGGAACTGGAGTTACCTTAACTAACAATACTGGTGAAAGTGCTACACCTACAGTTGCAATCGGGCAATCTATAGGAACTGGCGACTCTCCGACATTTACTGGTCTTACCATCAATGGTGCGAGCGTTGTCTTTGAGGGTGCAACGGCAAACGATTTTGAAACGACTCTTGCCGTCACTGATCCAACTGCCGACAGAACAATCACTTTTCCTGACGCAACAACAACGGTTGTTGGAACAGACACAACTCAGACCCTTTCTAATAAAACTCTTACTACTCCTGTAATCAATGGACCGACAATTACGGCAACTGGTCAAACACCAGTTATTCACGGTATTTTGCTTCCAGCAACACATAACATCATTTTTGAGGGAACAACAGATGATGATTTTGAAACAACGCTGTATGTCGTAGAACCAACTGCCGACAGAACCGTAAGCCTCCCTGATGCGACGACCACCCTCGTTGGCAAGGACACAACAGATACTCTTACCAATAAAACACTGACATCTCCTAAAATTAATGAGGATGTTGCCCTTACTGCATCTGCTACCGAGTTAAACATTCTTGACGGTGCGACTCTTTCAACCACGGAACTTAACTATGTAGACGGTGTAACAAGCGCAATTCAGACACAAATGGATTTGAAATCACCACTTGCGAGTCCAACATTTACAGGAACAGTAACCGTTCCCGACAATACTATTGCTCTTGGAACTAAAACAACTGGAGACTATGTAGCAACAATAACTGGCGGAACTGGTGTTAGTTCAACAGCCGCAACAACTGGTGAGGGAACAACCCACACGCTGTCTATCGGTCAAGCAATCGCAACAACAGATTCACCAACCTTTGCAGGACTCACCGTCAATGGAGCAAGCGTTGTATTTGAAGGCGTAACAGCAAACGATTTTGAAACAACCCTTACTGTCACCGACCCAACAGCGGATAGAACAATCACAATCCCCGACGCGACCGGCACAGTTGCCCTTACCTCGGATGTTACGACTCACGCAAACCTGACGGAAGCACATGGTGCAACTGGTGCAGTAGTTGGGACAACGAACACTCAAACACTTACTAATAAAACGCTGACATCACCAAAAATTAACGAAGACGTTGCATTGACTTCTACGGCAACAGAACTAAACGTTCTTGATGGTATTACTTCATCAACAGCAGAACTGAATATTCTTGATGGTGTCACAGCAACCGCTGCAGAACTGAATATTCTTGACGGCGTGACCGCCACTGCGGCAGAGATTAACACTCTTGACGGAATTACTTCTTCTGTATCAGAACTAAACATTCTTGATGGTGTTACTTCCTCTGCTGCGGAACTAAATATTCTTGATGGGGCTACTCTTACTACTACAGAACTTAATTACGTAGATGGTGTAACAAGTGCGATTCAGACACAGATTGACGCGAAAGCACCAACCGCAAGTCCAACTTTTACTGGCACAGTCACACTTGCCGCAGATCCAGCATCAGCATTACAAGCAGCAACAAAACAGTATGTTGACAATGTTGTTTCTGGAGTAAACTTTCATGCATCAGTAGTTGCAGCAACATCTGGCAATCTCGCTGGAACATACAGCAATGGAACCAGCGGTGTAGGCGCAACGCTAACAAAAGCAACAAATGGTGCAATTGGAACTATTGACGGTGCAACAGTAGTTGTTGGAAACAGAATTCTTCTCAAGTCGCAGACTGATGCTAAAGAAAACGGTATCTATATCGTTACCGCAGTTGGCAGCGTCAGTGCCCCTTGGGTAGTAACCAGAGCAACAGATGCTGATAACAATCCATCAGGCGAATTGGCTAATGGCGACTTCTGCTTCGTAACTGGTGGCTCAACTAATGGTGGATACGGATACATCAATAGTTCTTCTGCAAATCCAATTGTTATTGGAACTGACGATGTTACGTACGCAGTATTTAACGCAGCTCAAATTGTAACTGGCGGTGCTGGTCTTGCTTTTACTGGAAATGTTCTTGATATCGGCACTGCATCAGTTAGCAGAATTGTTGTCAATGCTAACGACATCGATCTTGCTTCTGGTATTGCGACAATCGGAACCTATCAATCAGTAACTGTAGATACATATGGCCGAGTAACTGCTGGAACAAACCCAACAACGCTTTCTGGATACGGCATCACTGACGCAGCGCCAATCAATAACGCATCATTTACGGGAACATTCTCTGCTCCTTCTGGAACTATCACTAGCACGATGATTACGGATGGCACAATCGTCAATGGTGACATCAGTACTTCAGCCGCAATTGCTCTATCAAAACTTGCTTCAGGAACGTCTGCTCAAGTAATTGTTGCCAGCAGTGCTGGTGTCCCAACATATGTAACACTTTCTGGCGATGTCACCATCTCGGATACGGGTGTTGCCACAATTCAAGCCGACTCAGTAGCTTTAGGGACAGACACAACAGGTTCGTATGTAACATCCCTTGTTGCAGGAACTGGTATAACATTAACCAACAACTCTGGAGAAAGCGCCACTCCGACAGTTGCTGTAACGGCAAACACTTATGACGCATATGGTTCCGCACGGAATCTTGAAATTAAATTCCTTATGGAGGTTATGTAATGGCATTGACACAAAAGCGACTTGCTGGTCCCGCGCAGTTAACGGCATCTTCTGCTGTTTACTACACGGTTCCAGTCAGCACAACGACAATTGTTAAACAGATTATTTTGACAAACACAACAGCATCGGCCAAAACCGTAACCGTACGCCTGAAGCCATTGGGTGTTACTGAAGCAGCAACCCACGACATCGTTAGCGCAATGTCCCTTGCAGCAAATGAAACCATGTCCTTTAACTGTTCATTAGTTTTAAACAACAACGGATCAACAGCAAGTGCTACGAATAGTGATCAATTGACTGCTCTTTGCAGTTCTGCTACTTCTGTTAATATAACCGTGGTTGGTGTAGAAGAGGCATAATGGCTGGAATGGTTCGCTACCCTGCGGCTAACGCAATGGCGTCATTTATTGATGCTCCAGATCCTGTTTATGGAACAGGGTCTGATGGTGATGCAACCCTTGATGGAACTACAACCGTTTTGAGCATGGCACCGTCGTCTAGTGTTTATTCAATGACGCAAGATTTGTATTTTAATAACTTGATAATCAATGCTGGCGTTACATTAAAACCAAACGGTTACAGAATATTTGTAAAGAATTTATTAACTTTTGGTGGAAACAACTCAACAATTGGTTTCACGACTGGATACGCAACTAGCGGATCAATCTTTCAAGGCGGAGCCGCCGCCACTGCTGTCACGCACAGTCTTGGTGGATCAGCAACTGGTTTTACGGCAACTGCACCAACCGCGGGTACTGGCGGTAGCGCATACTACACAATTCCACGACAAGCAGTTCAGGGATACTCTATAACAGCGTCAGGAGGCCCTACATGGCTTCGTGGGGGTGCTGGTGGCACTGCGCAGGCTGGTGGGGCTGTAATCATCCTTGCAGCTCGTTACATTGCGGCTCCACCTTCAGGGACTGGATACATTAAAGCTCCAGGTACAGCACCTGCGGGTGGTGGAGTTATTTTAATTGTTTCATCTGCAGCCACTTTACCTGCTGGCGTCTCTACAGATGTAACAGGTCAAAACGCTGGAACAGTGAATTACATGCAGTTGGTGTAAAATGGCGGGAATTCAAAAATCTGGTTCGTTAGTAAAAGTACAGCGCGCAGGAAATGATCAGCTTTATGGAAATGGCGCTGATGGTGATGTGACAATCTCTGGAACAGTCACATTAACTAGTGACAAGAATTATAATTCTTTAACCGTCCCATTGGGAACATTTCTATACACCGCCGGCTTCAGAGTATTCGTCAAAACGACAGCCGTCATTAACGGTGTTGTCGGTGTTGCAACAGTCACAGGAAACTCTGCTGGCGTATCCAACGGCACCATCACTAGTCCTGGATCTTTAATATCAACAGGAACAGCACCAGGCCACACCAACTCTTCAATTACATACCGTTTAGGTGGTGAAGGCGGAGGAGCAACTGCTCCAGGGACTTCAGTTCTTCCTTCTTTTTTAATTAAAAAATTTGAGGCTTTAACTGGAACAATAATTGATGCCACATATGCGTCTACACCTATTGCGCTTGCTGGTGGTTCAAAAGGAACAACAGGGACAGTCGGAACAACCACCCCGATTGTTACGGGAACATGGCCCGGGAAGTCCGGTACCGCAGGTTCAAACGGTGGACACCCAACAAATGGCACAACTGTTGGTGCAGCAGGCGGTAAAGGTGCTACAGGCGCTGATGGAACAACAACTGGTGCCACCACTGGCGCAGGTGGTGCAGGTGGCGCTGGCGCTGCAGGTGGCGCAGTGGTTATTTTGATTGCTAAAACAATCACAGGAACCGGAACAGTTGCTTCTCTCGGGATGATTGGTACTGTTGGATCTGCTGGTGCTACAGGAAACCCTGGAACCGCAGGCGCAGCAGGCGCGGCCGCCCCTAACTACACGGTTACTCCGCATTCAGCTTCACCAACGCATCACCATACACCGAATGGACATGTGCATCCGCATGTGCATACACACCCACATCATACTACTCACCCACATCATTTGGTGTACCCACATCATCACGTAAACCATACGCATACGGTGCATCCGCATCACCACTACAACACCGGTTATTCCGACATACATGACCATACCCCTGGTGGGCACCATCATGTGGGTCATCACCATACGACCTATAACCACCACCATACACCAGGTGGGCATCACCATACACCAGGTGGGCATCACCATACACCCAACGGACATGCGCATCCACATAGTCACGTACAAAGTCATTCACATCATGTTGCCAATCCAACTATTCATTATGCAGGTGGTGCAGGCGGTGCAGGCGGTGCAGCTTCTCCTGCGGTGACGGGTGGAACAGGAAAACGCGGTGGTGCAGGCGGTGGCGGATCAATAATTGTTCTTACTGAAACGACACCATCTGGGCTAAACTATGATGTACGCTCAGGTACGACGGCAGATTCTGATACTTTTTCAGGTTCTTCTGGAACGACCTACATACTTTTAAACGCCTAAAATTGGAGACATCATGGAATTTGAACTAACGGCAGAACAAAAAATAAGTGCTTTGAATAATGTCAAAATACAAGTTATCAATGAAATGTATTCAATGATTTTGTTTCTTGGTCTTGATCCAGATACTTTTGATTCATCAACATGGGTGCACGACGACACCCCAACAGGTAATGAGGCACGACTGATTTCTCTTATTTCTACCGTTGCTATGGTTAATACAAAGATTGCTGCACTGTCATAATTTTAAAAGGTATAAATGAGTGATATCTCAACAATAGACACTTCCCTGTATGAATACTATTATTTAGTTGATACTCAAGAAGATTTTAAGCTATATACAAGAACGCCTAATGGTGATACAGAATTTACTGATTATAATGTATTTTCTATAGATGAAAAATCAATATTAGCGTTTAAGAAAAATATTAAAAGGCCTTTAATAAATTATAGTTATTTTTTAAAAACAGAAGATAATGAATATGTTATAAATTCATTAGACTATGAACAATATATAACACTTATTTCACAAAATAATTTTTATTCTAAAAGTCTTTATACAATAATGAATTTTGTTCCTGCTGAAAATCATAGAGCAGTAGTTCATAATTTAATTTTGCCATATGATACTAGATGCGATACATCAACTTTTTCTTTTATTCCGTATCAAATTTATGATGGAGTAAAGACCACGACTAACGATCCAACAAGGTTAAATGTTTCAACAATTGAAACACATACACCACTCATGACATCTACTGGTATAAGTGCAATTTCATTAACAGTAGTATCAAATATAGAAACTTCTTTTCGTGATTGGCCAACGGTTACACGTAGTGCAAAAACAATTATGGGTGTAATGAAACTTCTAATTGAATGGGCTTCACTGTTAGATGCCCCTTTCAATAGTTCTGATGAACTCCCGCAAGATGCAAAAAATTTTATTGATTCTTTAAAAATACCACAAGCAGTTCTTGATGAGATATCAATAACACAAGAAGATATGCCTCTTTATAGGTATTTAAAAGGCATACCCAATTCGCGTCATGGATTCATAGAACAAGAAGAATTATCGCCTCTTTTTGCTGAATGGCTTTACAAGCAAATGATGTTTAGAACCCTTAACTCAATGGCTTTAAATCATCCCGATACTCCAAATTTTCCAGAAGAAGTGCTTAACTTGGAAAAAGCAAAAATAGAAGCAATTATTTATGGTGCCTGCGTCCTGTATGGACTAGATTATGAAACAGCAACACCTGACCAAATTATCAGTTCCCTTCCTCTTGAATCCGAAATATATCAAGTAGAAACTATTAAAACCGTCAAGGATGCAATAAACAATCGCAACGCATACCTGTAGGAAAAATGAATAACAAAATATCTTTTGCAATAGTTGGTTCTGGCACAGCAGGATTAGTAGCCGCATTAATGCTAAGAAAAGCTTTTAGAGATGCAGACATAACCGTTATCTCATCTTCTCAAATTGGGATAGTTGGTGTTGGTGAAGGATCAACAGAGCATTGGAAAATGTTTATGGAATCTTGCGATATTCCAGTAGAGGAACTAATTGTAAATAGTTCAGCGACCCATAAAAATGGAATACGATTTGAAAACTGGACTAATCATACTCCCGACTATTTCCATAGCATTGGTGGAATAGATGAAATTTTTGCCAACGGACTTTATGCATCCTATATGGGTATGATTGAAAATAAACAATTAATTACTAATCAGACATCAAGTGTTGGATTGGTAACTAACAAAATTGGACGCAACAATATACACAAAACAGTAAATCAATTTCACTTTGATACATATCAACTTAACGACTATTTAATGGGTATATGTTTTAATAGAATGATTAAATTTGTTGAAGGAAATGTAGATTCGGTTAATCTAGATTCTGAAAATGGAACAGTCAAATCAGTCAATGTGAATAACGGAACCATGGTTGATGCTGATTTTTGGTTTGACGCAAGTGGTTTTTCCCGCGTAATCATGAATTCCCTAGAGAATACTGAATGGGAATCTTTTTCTCCTTACCTATTGGCGGATTCTGCAATCGCATTCCCAACAGAGTCTGACCCAAATGGCCAGATACGACCATACACACGCGCCCGTGCGGCATCTTCTGGTTGGATGTGGGAAATACCAACACAAGAGCGGCGGGGAAACGGTTATGTATTTTCGTCTGCGCACATATCTGTAGATAAAGCAATAGAAGAAGCTGAGAAGATTAGTGGATACAAGGTTAAAGACAATCCACGAACATTCAAATATGATGCTGGTTATCTAAAAAATCAGTGGGTTAAGAATTGTGTTGCCGTTGGTCTTGCAGGTGCTTTTGTTGAGCCGCTAGAAGCGACAAGTATTGGTAGCACGATAATTTTAATGAAGTCTTTAATGCAAAGCCTTTCTTCATATACTAAAGAGTCTGAAAAAATGCAGACTGCATACAACAAGATGACTAAAGAAACAATGAGAAACATACTAACGATGATAAGACTTCATTATGTTTCCGATAGAAGAGATACTCAATTTTGGATAGATCAATCAAACATGCCAATCAATGATGAATTGCAAGAGCTGATTGATTTATGGTCAGAGCGTCCACCATCTCGGTATGATTCATACAATCAACAACATCTAATGTTTCAAACCCCTCATCTGGCTCATGTAATGCAAGGACAAGGACTAATACCTCCTGAACCTTCCTCAATCGCCCTAGACAGACTCAACATAAGAGATATTGTACGTGCGGAAATTGATAAAATCAGAAATTCACGACACGCACATGAACTTATTGACCATAGAGTAGGGTTAATGGAAATCAAACTTATTGACGAGGAGTACAGCAATGGAATTCAATAAAAAAGTGAAACCTGGTCAAGTAAGAATAACACCAGAAGACAATCGCTTAATGACAATGCCCCCATATCTTAATGGTCCAACAAGCATGCCTAAATGGTACAGAGCATTAAGCAAGTCTCGTGGAATGAAGAAGTGCGCAGCAATAAACGACTATTTGTCTCTGGGGATGACAATGCCTCTTTGGAGCAATATCTTTTTTAGACCGTCTCCAGAAGGTAATTTTTGGGAATCACGAATTGAAAATATGCAACCCCCTCTTCGCAACCTTCAAATTGATGGTTTCAATTATGAACAACATGGGCAATGTCCAATAACTGGAGTGCGCAAAATTGAAAATGCACAAATTCCTAAAATAGTAACTCCTTGGAGAATAGAAACAGCACCAGGTTGGTCTTGTTTGTTTCTTCCAGTTCTATGGGAACCAAGCAACGACTATGATGTTCTTCCAAGCATTGTGCATACTGATTTTTATCACACTGTAAACATTGTTTTAAATATAAAAACAAATACCGATTTTGTGATTCCATATGGAACATCGATGTATCACATTATTCCATTTAAAAGAACAAGTAATTTCAAAGAAATTAAATTTGAAGATGAATCACGTTTTAAGTATGTTGATGTTACTGGATTTGGATCTGGATTCTTAATGCCAAGCACTGGAACAGCCGGACCATATAGGCGCGCCAGACACAAAATTGATTTAGGGTTAGAAAACAAAAAATCCAAATGGTGGAATTTTAATAAATAAAACAAGGTATTGTCTTGTTTGCAATAAAGAAATATAGTTGTTTATTATGAATGAAATTTTTCCATCAATCTGGGTCTATAGCCAGATATTTCAAAATTCGCAGCTAGTAATTGATTCGCTAGAAAAAGCGATAGATGAAAATGTTTTACTTAATTGGGTTTATGCAAGTACTGGAAATCATCAAACTGATGGAAGTGTGAAAAACCCTTACAGGAGCAATAAGACCATCTCTCTGCCAAACGATATTAATACTGCCGATGGTTCCGGAAATCTTGATTCATTTATTTTTAATCAGGTAACAGAACTAACTAATGAATATTCGTCTCATTTTGGTTTAGGGGGAATGAAAGACGAAGGATATTCTGTTTTAAAATATGTTGATGGGGCGGAATATAAACAACATTTTGATTGTGGCGGGGATCACAAAGATCGAGTTGCTTCAATGGTTCTGTATTTGAATGATGATTACGAGGGTGGGGAACTTGAGTTTCCATTTTTTGGAATCAAATACAAGCCCTCTGTCGGTGATGTGATTTTTTTCCCTTCTTCCTATACTTTTGCCCATATTGCACATCCAGTTACGAGTGGAACAAAGTATGCTCTCGTAACATGGTTGGCCTATGAATAATGTAGACACATTCCGCCAAAACAATTTTGTCTACCTTGGGAATATTATTTCACAAGATCTTGTTTCTGCCATTTCTGGATACGCCCTCCTTCAGGAAACATACGCTTTTACTCCTGACACTGAACAGGTAATAAATGCCCACGCTGTGTATTCAGACTTTTTAATGGAGTCACTATTGGTTCAGTACAAACCGATAGTTGAAGAAGCAACTGGTTTGTCCCTTCTGCCAACTTATTCTTTTTATAGGGTTTACAGAAGAGGTCAAGAACTGGTTCCACATATTGATAGACCGGCTTGCGAAATATCAATGAGTGTCTGTTATGACTTTGACTATATGGGTAAAGATTACGACTGGCCACTATATATGGAAGACGATCCGCTGGTTATGAAACCGGGCGATGCGGCTATTTACCGCGGTATGGACTTAAACCACTATCGGCCAATATTTAATGTTCCTCAAAACTCATACCATATTCAGGCTTTTTATCATTATGTTGATGCAAACGGTCAATATGCCGAATATGCATATGATAAAAACAAAAACTCTCATCTGAAAGTAATAGAAACAAAATAATATGTTTTTTAAGAAAATTATTTCCGCCATTAAGACCATGAGTTCCAAAGATTACTGGACACGGGTTAACACCGTTGAAGCGTGGGGTTTTTCTACCAAGATTGCCATTATTTTTCCTGGTCTACTGTTGGGGAAGCAATTTTGGTGGCTCTACATCTTTGCTATCGTTTCCAGCGTGGCTCTTATTTGGACTTCCACGAAGAAAACTCTTCCAACAATTATTTTGTTTAATGTCTTGTGGGTGATACTCGCAAGTTTGTCAATTATTAAACACTTTTGGTGGTTTGGCTAAATAATACCTTTCCATCAAAAGCCTTATAAATGCTAAAATAGGCCATGGAACGATTCTGGTATGGGGCAACCCTTAATAAAGTAATTGATGGGGACACCATCGAGTTAATGGTTGATCTTGGCTTTAATGTTCATCACAAAATCCGCGTTCGCCTATACGGTGTGAATACCCCAGAATCACGTACTAAAGATTTGGCCGAGAAGGCTATGGGGCTGAAAGCTAAACAATTTACTCAAGAATGGTTGACAAACCATAAGTGGGTATTTGTTAACACCATCCCAGACAAGAACGATAAATACGGCCGAGTCTTGGCTCGCATATTTTCTTCCGATGATATTAACAACCCGACTACTGCCTGCCTAAACATAGACATAATAGAATCTGGACTAGCCAGAGAATACTATGGCGTTGGCGACAAAACTTGGGATGAATATAAAAAGGAAACAAAGTGATGTCAGAAGAAAAATCAATATTCAGTATGATGATGGCAGGTATGCCAGTAAGAATCATGGACAGAACCGAAGCTTTCCAGCACCCTCTTGCTCCCGAAGAAAAAGAGCTGGCGGACGCCCTTGTTGGGATTGCCGAAAGATATGGCAAGTTCAATGAAGACAAAAAAGGAATCTGGGCAGGCTACGACGATGCTTCTAGTAATACTGTTGCAAGAATTGGTGTTAAGTGCGCAAACTGTGTTTTGTATATGGGTGATGGTCAATGCCGTATAATCCTTCAAACTGTTGAGCCTGAAGGAAAATGTAGATTTGCTGTTATTCCTGATGGTGTCGTGCAAGCGACAATGAATAACCAGATTATTTAATAAGGAAATAAAATGACATTTTTTAATGAACTATTGGGGGAAATTAAAGGTTTTAGGTTTGAGCAAGACCTCAAAGCTCTTGGCAAACCAATAAGACCTAGAGGTCCTGATATTCCGTTAGACGGTGATGGTGATGGTTTCGTTGTAGATCCAATTACTGGAGACGACAATATTCCTTTTGTTCCCGATGTTGTTCCAAGGTCAATATCAATTAGAAAAAACCACAAGCCGGCACCAGCGATGGTTGATAAGTGGCAAAAAGACTTAGAAGACATGACACCTGTCTGGCGCGAAGATCCAATGAAAGCAGCTGATGGGTCATATTACGACTGGGAATGGGCTGATGAAACTGTCTACAAACTTAGTCAAAATCCAGATGGTTCTACACTTTCCAAATATGACTTAGAGGGTATAAAGGCTCACTACAAAAAAGAAATTGATGACCATAATCGCCGTGATCCAGAGAATAAGAGCAAATCTGAATTGGCTGAATCGCAAGCAGCGCTTGATGAGGTTCAAAAAATGATTGACGATAAGCCTCAAACCGACAAACGAACTCCTGATCAAAAGTTAGATGCACTATTTTTTCAAACAAGAAAAGATAAAACTGGCCCTCCTGGAAAACAAGTCAGAACAAGAGAAAATGACCGTCAAATACAACAAGATGCTGACAATATAAAATTTCTTCAAGAGCAATTAAAGCGCTTTGAGAAAGACCCAGAAAAGACAAAGCTAATCAACGAATCAATATCTCACCTTCAAGAATTCAAGAAGAAGAAATAATGACAACCTGGGAAGACTATACGGGATCAATTGTGGGGTTCAGATTTGAATCAAAAGCAGATAAAGAAAATTGTCCTCGCGCAACTCAAGACATTGGTGTAAATATTAAGAATCGCCAAAAAGCGATAGAGACTGCCGACTACGGCCCTTTAAACCCCAAAGAAGCAAACGATGCTTTCTGGAAGAAAAAAGGTGATCGTTGGGACGTTTCTCCAGAAGAAGCGAAGAAGCAAAAGTGTGGCAACTGTATTCTCTTTGTTCGTTCTCCACGAATTCTTAAATGTATTGAGGGTGCTCTCGGTAATGAGTCAGGTTCTACTTGGGACATCGTTGATGCTGGTCAAATAGGATACTGCGAAGCCTTTGACTTTAAGTGCCACTCAGAGCGCACTTGTGATGCTTGGGTTGTTGGAGGCCCAACTGTTACAGACGGTAAAGAAAAGTAACTACATCATGCTTTGGAAAGATTATAAAGGAAGCATCAAGTCTATAAGATTTGAAAATAGCGAAGATTCTTTTGCTCATAATGAAAAATCATTAAAAGAGTGGTTTAAGGAAAAATGGGTTGACTTATCTAGACCCAAAAAAGATGGTGGATTTGAGCCTTGCGGTAGGGACGACGCAGACAAGGGCAAATACCCTAAATGTGTTCCGGCTTCCAAAGCAAGCAAAATGACTGCTGAAGAAATCCGTTCTGCCGTATCTAGAAAAAGAAGAGCAGAATCAACTCAAGTCCGAGACGGTAATAAACCTATCAATGTCTCAACAGATAAAAAAGATGGTTCTGATATTGAAGAAAAATCAGCCATACCTACAGACGCTGTTTTGTATGCGCGGGTAAAAGCGGAAGCAAAAGCCAAATTTGATGTTTACCCTTCCGCTTATGCCAATGCTTGGCTGGTTAGGGAGTACAAGAAAAGGGGTGGCGGTTATCGTTCTGAAAAGGCAGATAATGGCGAATATGAAGAGTTGCTTCAAGACCTCACGGAAATTCAATTGTCTGATTTCTTTGATTGGGTTGACGAAAACAATAAGGCTGGTAGGCTTCAAGTTCCTAACCCATAGTTTCGTTGAGGTATAATATGTCAGAACAACTTAATCCACAGTCAATTATTGATGAACTTATTAAAAGAGTAAATGCATTAACTCTTGAAAATGTCGTGCTCGCTGCGCAACTTCAAGATCACCGCAACCATCATGCTTCCAGCCAAGCAATTGATAAGGATGATGTATTTTCGGAGGATTAACATATGGCGGCTAAAACAGTACACGCCTATACGGGCGCAGCTTATGTGGCCGCTATTCCTCGCAAGGCCTCAGCCTCGGCAATTAAAAGGATTTTTTCCAGCGTTACAACCAACATCTGGGAAGGATATCCAAATGCTGTAACGTCCGTATCGGGTTCAAACACGGCCACCGGAACTTTCCCAAATAAAACAAGCAATGTAACAGTCTCGTGGAGCAATCCAGCGGACACTAGCTTGACTGCATCCTACGATATTTTCTTTGATGTCGGTAGTTCTGGAGCTTTTACAAAGCACAACTCAACAGCCATATCAAAGTCTTCTACTTCATACACATTTGGCGCTATTCCTGCTGCAACAAACTATAGATGGTTTATTAGAACGATTGGAACATCTGGTTTAACTACAGACTCTGCAACTTCTAGCGTTTTCTCTTTAAGTGCACCGGCTTCACGGTCATTAACAGCAAACACTGCTGTTTTAACGAATGGCATATCGTGGACTGCAACTGCTGGCGTGTATCAAAGATTTTATGTTTACTACTCTTCAAACAACAGCACATGGACTGGACCTATAGAAGTTGCTTCTAGTATTAGTCAAACTTCATACGCGTATCAGATAACGACCGTTGAAAACACAAATAGATATTGGCGCATGTCTGGTCAAAACACAAATGCACACTGGAGTCCAGAATCAACAGCAACGGTCTACACCCCTGTAAATTGCACTAACTATGGTACGGCAGGTGCAGACCATGGTTGGACTGCTGGAACACCAGTAGCCAACACGCCCACAGGAACATGTGGAAACAGGGTTTATACAAATACAACCACTTGGACTAAAACATTAGCAGGCACTATATGTTCTTCTTACACAACAACAAGTGGAGAAATAGCAGCGCCTAGTTGTGTTGATAGTTGCTACGATACTGGAACTGCGACAACTGAGACTATTGGTTGTCAATGTAGTGGTAGTTTTACGAGAACGACAACCCCCTACACAGCAAAATCGGGAAGTAACTGTGGGGCAAAAGCCAGTACCGTTTCAGATTCGGCGTGTGCTGGCAACTGCACAAACAGCGATGCTGATTGTTATACCGCCACTGTGACCGCTTGTGAATCTGGCATAAAAGATGGTGTTTCTGCAGCATGCGGAGCAGGAATAACATCATATGTTCCAGTTGAAACTGCTGTGCCAAAATGCGGAGACACGGCCAATACTGGATCGTGCGGAAACTTTAATACTGAAGCTCCGCTTCCTGCTGGATGGATAAACGCTTCATCTCTATATGCAGGAACATTTCAAACACCTGGTTATGGTATTGACGGTTGTGGTTGCGATGCCTTCCACGCGTACCGTAGATATCAATGCAGTACTGATGCTGCCATTATTAAAACAGTAGATTATGGTTGCATGCAGTGGACTCTTTCATGCGGTGGCGGCGGTAGCGGCGGAACTATTTAACGTGTGGAAATAATTATATTTCTATTTCTCTCAACATTTGAGTAGTTTCCTTAGGGGCAAACTCTTGTTGTTTTTCTTTAAACCAAGCCATCATTTTCGGAGACATTTGAGGGTAAGTCTCTGAAAGTTGCCTATGATTCACATCGCCTTTCAGATATCTTGCTAAATGCATATCTGGCAGTGAATCTATTTCATGAAGCAAACCTAAAGGAACTTCCAAGATATCTAGCGCAAGTTTTGAATATATTGCCATTGGGTGATCCGAATTAAAAGGTTCTTCTACCATGAATGACCATTCACGCATATTTTTTAAAAGTTCAATTATTGATGTTCCAAACCATATTGTGCAAGGGGCACCGCTGGTGTCAAACAAATCGTCTGTGGCAAATGTATTTCCATCTATTGTGTTTTGATAGAACGCCACATATGTAATCACAAAATGAGGGGCAGCATCAATTACTTTTACTCCAGATTGTATATCTAGTATTCCAAGAGGCATTCCTGTATAAGGAGATGTTTCTCCCATATACATACCTTCATCATGGTATGGAGTGTGAACTGTCGGTAATTCCATGCTGTAAGTCAAAGAATCACATCTGCCAGAATACGGAGTATTAACACCATCAACTACGAGCAAACTTTTATGAAGTATGAAACGACCACGGTTGGCTGGTGATGCATCTCTGAAAGTTACCCAATCGGGGAGAGATTGGCTGTGTTCCATTTTATGATCCTAGTTTTGTGTCAATTATTTTAAGGCCTTCGCACAGTCTGCTTATGGTCTGGTTATATGTCCACAACGAGTTAGAAGTTTCCAGAGTATTAGTAAAGGTTGTGTAGTCAAGGTCGTCTGGGTCAATTCCTCCCCTTATACACCATGTGTATAATTCGGCAAACATGCGAGAACGCAAGGCTTCCAAAGCTGCGGTTTTATCATCCGTATTTAAAAATTGTTCTAATCCCATTTTTTGGTTCTTTCCGTCCGTGCGCTTACCTCACACTAGTATAGAACCATGGTATCTCATTGGGATGAATGGAAAAAGAAGAATGCTAAACGTCAGGAAACTGGCGTCGTACGACCGTGGGATGTAATAAACCCCGAAACGCAGTATCTGGAGCCAGAGGACGCTAAGGCGCGACTAGATATCTGTAACAGCTGTGAGTTCCTTAATGCCCTGCATCAGTGCCAGAAATGTGGCTGCTTGATGCCTGTGAAGGTAACCCTAAAACACGCAACTTGCCCAATAGGAAAATGGTAGCCACTTAAAAACTGGTATAATTTCATAGTCACTACTTTAGGGAAGACTATGAAGAAATTCGCAAGCTTAACAAGATTGCTTATATTTATTCCTGTTTTGTTTTTTGGGCTTAGTAGCCCTCCTGTTAAAGCCTCAACCATTACGGACACCTTTGACAACCTAGATGGTTGGACTATTAATAGTGGGAATCCAATTGCTAACGGATCACTACGATTCACTTACTTCTACAGTTCAGTTACAAAAACAATTTCGGTTCCAGGGGCGGGAACCCTTACGGCGTCCATAGATGTAAACAACTCCGAAACAAACTGCATAGGAAACTGCACTCCAGTTCCCGACACATACGCATTCCATCTAGGTGACGCACACATAGATTCCTCAACTGCCCATGCAACAATCAGGCTAACCCAAAGCGTGACTACGACTAGTGCTGGTGATGTAGTGCTCTACCTTGGCGGTATTGACAACGGGTTCTGGGGTGGACATTACGGACCTGTTATGGACAACCTGTCTTACGAGTTTGTCCCTGCAGCCCCGGTTGCGACTGGATATCCAGCAGATCAGAACTGGGAAGCCGTCACTTACGGGGATGGAAAATTTGTTGCTGTCGCCTCGTCTGGCGACGGTAATCGCGTTATGACATCAACAAATGGCAACTATTGGGTTTCAAGAACTTCTGCTTCTAATAGCAACTGGCAAGGAATTACATACGCCGATAGTCAATTCGTTGCCGTCGGATCAAATGCGGTAATGACATCTCCTGACGGAATTACATGGACATCAAGAACTGCACCAACAGGAGAATGGCAAGCAATCACAAACTGCGGTGGTCTTTTTGTTGCTACTGCAACATGGGGAAACAACTATATTATGTCCTCGCCCGACGGAATTGATTGGACGGTTCGCTCCCCATCCACCGCATGGTCACACGATGCAGTCGCTTGTAGCGCAACAGTTCCACGGTTTGTTTCTGTATCAATGTTTGGTAGGGGCTGGTCTTCTCCTAATGGAATTACTGGTTGGTCCACACAAAACCCTGGTGCAATAGTTGACATCCGAACAGTTGCGTTTGGCAACGGACGTTTCTCATGGCTTGAATACAGCACAAATTCAGGAAATAGATATGGTGCTTACTCTACTAACGGAGTTAACTGGACCAACACCGCAAGTGCTCCAGCCAACCAGTGGAAATACATAACATATGGTGGAAACAAGTTTATTGCCGTAGCAGAAGGTGGAGTTAATACACGCTCTGCTTATTCAACAGACGGTGCAAACTGGACGCTTGGTTCTGGGGTTCCAAACAACTCATGGCAAGGTGTTGCTTATGGTGCAGGAAAGTATGTTGCTGTAGCAAACTCTGGCACAGGAAACAGAGTAATGACGTCCTCTGATGGGCAATCATGGGAAAGTCTTTCTGTTGCTTATTTCAACGCTGTGCAGAACTTAACTGCGGTAGCGAACGAAGACGGAAGCGTAACTCTTAATTGGGACGCACCAGAAGCAAGCAACACTGAAATATATGGATACTCAGTAAATTTTGTTGACTATGACGATGGTGTTGAACGTGGTGGTTGGGGTGTTTGGACAACTGCTGCGAACACTAGTTATTTGCTTAGTCACGATATGTTTGATGGAGGCAACTCAGTAACAACTGGATATGGATCTGTTCGTTTTAAGGTCTACGCAATGAATGGGCCATGTGCTGGAGTCGGTAGCGGTTCTTGTTTATATGGTCCTAGTACGAGCGCGGATGCGATTGTTTTGGAACCAACTGTACCTACTACGACTACTAGTACTACCAGTACGACAAGTACATCATTACCGCCCACAACGACCACAAGCACAATAGTAATTTCACCTATTAATAATACAACAACTACTACCGAGCCAGTGGTTGTTCTTCCTCCAACAGACAACACCACTGTCTCAATTCCTGAGTTAGACCTAACTCCAGTTTTAACTCCAGAACCAGAAACAACAGTTACAACAATTTCGCCAACTACTACAACTCTTATTGAAACAATATTTGACACACCAGTGGAGGTAACCCCAGTTGAGACACCCGCGAGCGAAGGTAACACCGAAGGCGATGGACCCATCACCTCGATACCACAATATGCCCCAGAACAAGAGACAACAACACAAACGGACGAACCGCCGGTAGTTGTGCCAGAAGCCGTACAAGACGCAGCAGATGCTGCTGTTGAAGACATTTTTGACGGCCCTATGTCTAATGCAGGACTTGCAAATGCCGTTGACGATTTGGTTGCAGACGCCGAGACCCCAGAACAACTGACAGCAGTTGTTAATTCTCTTCTTGACCAAGAACTCTCAGACACACAGTTTGCGACCGTTATTGATTCAGTTTTCTCCGAGCCTTTAACAGACGAGAACTTTGCCGCTGCCGTGGACGCAGTATTTGAAGATCCAACTCAACTTTCAGATGCGCAATTTGAAGACGCAGTTGTAGCAGTTTTTGATGGCCCATTGTCTAACGCTCAATTTGAAGACGCGGTAGAAGCGGTCTTTGAAAACACAACATCTCTTAGTGATGAACAGTTTGACGCTGCTGTACAGGCGGTCTTTGATGAGCCACTAACTACAGAACAATTTACTGAAGCCCTAAGCGCCGTCTTTGATGAGCCAATCACTGACGAGAAGTTTGATGCAATCATTGATGCGGTTTTGGATGAACCACTTACTGAAGAGCAGTTTGAGGAACTGGTTAATGTCTTGGAATCAGATACAGTTACCGAAGAACAGGTTTCGGCCGCAGTTGATTCGGTTATTGAAAACGGCGTTACGGAAGACCAAGCCGTAGATCTTGCTACTAGCGCAAAAGTTTTGGAAAGCGTTGACGGCGAACAAGCAACAGAAATCTTTGCTACGGTTGACATCAGTGCAGTAACCGAAGAAGAAGCGGCACAACTTGTTGAGGCAGTTCAGAGCGCACCGACTGAAGTTAGAGAAGCAATGGAATCTGAAATCAATGTATTCCAAGGGGCGATTGACACATATGTCCCTATTGGTAGTTCTATTCCCATCTCCACGAGAAGAGTTCTTATAGCAATGGCTGCATGTGCAATGGTTGCCCCTGTATCAATTAGGCGCGTCCTGTAATTAAAATGATACAATATGTATTGTCCCTATGCATTTAACGAGGTTGCATGTTTAGTCATTTAAGAGATGAACTGGTAGCTACGATTTGGACCCTTGCTGGCACGGCATTGGTTCTAATTACCCTGAGTGGGGACACTCAAAAAAAGGGATTACTTATCTCTGGTGGTGCCTTCGTACTTCATGTGTTCGGTTTGATGTTCACAAAAAGCGAAGAATAAAAACACTTTAATTAGTAACGGACGATGAAAAATATGGCAATGATCAAAAACATTTTACTTAGAATTATCGCAGTCTTTGCTGCGTCAGGTCTTGGCGTCATAGGAGCCGGAGCAATAGCGGGAATACCTCTCTGGAAAGCATGCTTCATGGCGGGCATGGCGGGCGTTGCCACGGTCGTAGAAGGGCTTTCACGGGCGTTCCTTGATGACGGCAAGATAGACGCTTCAGAAATAAACGACGTATTTGCCAAGGTTGACAAAAAGAAAGCTGCTGCGCAATAGGTTCTACTGTATAATATAGTTATCCAATTAGGAGGACTTTATCGTGGCACGTAAGTACAGCTATTATCCCGCATTTGACGGTAAGGGCGCACAGCCTGGCACGGAAAAATTAAACGCACTTTGTGCGGCACGTTGGAAAACCCGCAATCTGGGGATTTATTCCGCACGTTTGATGAGAAATTCTCACACAGAGGGTAAGAAAATTGGCGATCCAGGCATGGAAAAGTGGCTATCGGTTCACGCAACTGGGGCTGCCATAGACATCGGATATACGGATCGCAAGGTTGGCGTAGCAATGTGGGATTGGTTCTTGGCCAACACCGCAGCTCTCGGTATTGAAGAAATTCACGACTATGCCTTTGATGCAAATGCAAAAGACAAGAACAAAGGCTTCGGAAGAGGCTTCCGCTGCAGCCGCGGCGAAGGGGCTAAGGGCGTAAAAATTTTCACCGCCGATGACAATGCCGGAAGTTTCGGCGGCCTTTGGTTGCACGTAGAGCTTTCTCCAGAAATGGCAAAAGACGCAGCTAAATTTGAAGCCGCCTGGCGCGCTCTTCCAAAACCTGCATAAATAAAACATTTATCTTGTTGTCTGGGTACCGCCCAAAAAATAAGATTTATCGGAATTAGCCTAATAAACAACGCCTAAAGTGCTACTTTACTTGTATGGCTGCTCAAACCGATGAACTCATATGGCATAAAGATGGCCACAAAATTGAGTTATTGATCCAAAAATCAAGTCTTCTTATCGTTAATGTGTACTGCCCTTTTCAAGGTGCCGAAGATGCTCCATGTAGTCACTGGGAAACTCCATGTGTAGTTAAGTGGTTTATTGACCTATACGCACTTGAATGCAACGTTGGGGTGTGTGTACCTCAAAAAGAACTAGAAATTGCTTGGTCTTTCGCCGGTTCCAAGGAGAAAGATATTGCTCAATGTCAGGTCTGGTTCATTCCTACCGAAGACGAGGCTTTTGCCGCTTGGCTAGTCACTCAGATTGAGTAATTATCTTGCTGATAAAGGAAATTAAGCGCCGTATATCGCTGTGGTTTTCGGCGTTTTCAAAGACTATTGAGTATTCAAACCGACCGTTTACTTTTGTTCTTGCTATGAGGTCTTCTGACTGAAGCTTTGTAATTGCTTTAGTGATGTTTGTTTCGGTAACTCCAAGAAATACAGACATTTCCCTCACTGTTAATCCTGGTCTTTCAATCAATAAAATCAACACTCTTCCGTAGGGGGTCAGTAGTGACACTATGTTTTGAGGCATGTATGAAATTATGTTCTGTTCGTCAAGAGATGTAAGAATATTCTCAACAAGCAGTTTCACATCTGCCGTATCGCCAATAACCGACCTCACCGTATTCTCAAGAGGTGTTCTTAAAACATGATCGCGCTTTGACTGATGACGAGATTGTTTTGGTTTGGGTCTAGACACGAGACTTACTGTACTCTATAGTAAGTCAAGTTAGCAAACAAACTGCACTACAAAAATGGAGTCACATGTCAGAACTGTCCGAAAGACTAAAAACAATTTCGTCTGGTTCAAAAACCCCCTGTCCTTTGGGGAAGATACTTTTAGATCTTGATAAAGAAACATCAGAAGCGCTTCAACTTGCTTTGGAAAGTAGAGTAGCAACAAGAATAATTCATCTTGAACTATCTGGTGCTGGCATGAAAATTGGAAGAGACACAATAACTCAACACCGCAATGGTTGGTGCAGATGCGGAAAGGGTCAGTAATGACTACAAACAAAAAAACACCCGGACTATCAAATCGTCTCACAGAAGCCGCTGGAAGTATCAACAAAAAAGAAGCTAACGCTAAACTTCTTGGTTCAATTGCAGAAATGCTAGAACGTAAAAATATTGATATCACCGAAATCGGAGATATTAAACGCGTTTCTCTTTATCAATCAATGATTAAAGATGACCAAGGCGAAGCGCAAATTCACGACCTTGCCGCAATTCAATTTTCACCAAAATGGGAGTCTGGTCCAGAGTGGCCCGTTGTACAGCAAGGGAAACCAGTACAACTACAAAAGACAACGACAAAACCCAAAACAGCAACAGACTTCAAAACGTGCATTGTGGTACCCGATATACAGTTCGGTTTCTTTAGAAACAAGAACGGTGAACTGGAACCAACACACGACGATGCGGCAATTGCAATTTTGTTAGCAATGATTAAAGACGTAAAGCCGGATTTGATTGCCTGTGTTGGTGACAACCTTGACCTTCCAGAAATGGGCAAGTACATCAACTATCCGTCGTATGCACAAACAACACAAGCGTCAATTGACCGAGCAACAATGTTCTGTGCTCAAATGCGAGACGCTGCACCACACGCACGGATTGTTTGGCTTGCTGGAAACCACGAAGAAAGAATGCCGAAGTATCTAGTTCAAAACGCTGGAGCGGCATATGGATTGAGAAAAGGAATGACACCAGAGTCATGGCCTGTTCTTTCAGTTCCATATCTTTGCCGTATGGAAGATTACGGTGTTGAGTACAAGCCTGGATATCCAGCAGCTGACCTTTGGATTAATAAGAAGTTAAAAATTATTCATGGTGACAGAGTTAAGTCCAACGGTTCTACTGCACATGTATATTTGAATGCAGAGAAAGTATCGGTTATTTATGGGCACATCCACCGCATTGAAACGGCGTTTAAAACACGCGAAGACTACGATGGTGCTAGGACAATCATGGCTGCATCTCCTGGGTGTCTTGCTCGTATTGATGGTGCTATTCCTTCTACCCGAGGTGGGGTAGACCTAGACGGTCGTCCTTTGACACGTTTTGAAAACTGGCAACAAGGCATTGGTGTAATTACCTATGAAGAAACCGGCGATCACAAGTTCTCTTACGAAGTTGCAACTATCTATAACGGATGGTGCATGTATCGTGGCAAAGAATACATCGCTGAAAGAAGCTAAATATCCTTGAGGCGCAAATCAAAACAGAAAACAGATGTTGATCTGCTGGATGAAATAAAGTATTTGACTTCCGAGTTGAGAATAATGTCTTCAATGTGTCTTGAGGAAACAGCCCTTGCTGACCTCATGCATCAAACCATTGTCAATATTTTAAACAAACTGCCTGTTGATTGGCGTATGGAAATACTTCCTGAAATTAAACACGCTGTTCTTTATTACGAAAACCGTAGAGATGGAGAAGAAGACGACCCAGATGATTGGTAGTCAATACTGACTATCTATTTTTTGGTTTTCTTGTCAGTGGCTTTAGATTCAAAAAAATCATCAAGCGCTTGTCTTATAATGGAACCGCGTGAGAGTTTAAGTTGATCTGCGATTGAATCAAGTTTTTCTGCCCGTTCCCGGGAAATGTGAATTACTAGTTTCTCAAAATCTTTATTTTCAGACATTTTGCCTCTTTGTTGTAGTGGTGCCTTCGGTTGGACTTGAACCAACGACCTGCGGATTAGAAGTCCGTTGCTCTATCCGCTGAGCTACGAAGGCTTAATTGTTTTATGTTATCAGGCGTAAAAATGCTACGCTTCTGTTTATGCAAGAAACAAATAGAGAAATTATTGACAAACAACTAAACGACTCCCTCAATGCTCCGAGAAGTAAATATAAACTTTCCGAGACAATAGAAACGATGACTTCTAGTTTGCGCAAAATAATCAGCAATATATATTTTGTTGATCCGTTGTACGAAAATGAAGAACTACTAGAAACAGCAAAACGTTTAGAGCATTTAGTTGAAAAAGCGAAAATAGATGAACTTTTTCCTCCCTGGCTTAATATCTCTTACAAAAATCCATTGTCTGGATTAATGAACCCAATAGCTCCTCCATTGGTTTACCCAAAAGTTGGTCAAACAGACTTTCATGTTTCGTTCAACAAGGCACACCAAGGAATGAACAATGTTGTTCACGGTGGTGTTCTTGCTTCCGTTCTTGATGAAGCAATACAGAAAACAAGTCAGCAGATAGGAAAATTTTGTGCGACTTCCGAGATAACTACAGTTTTTAAAAAACCCACACCAACAAATGTTGAGCTAATTATAAGAAGTAAAATAGTTGACATTCAAGAAAACAGAATACTCATAACGGCCGAACTGTTATGCAATGAAGTAATTACAGCAGTAGCAACTGCCACTATGGTGCCGATTGATATAGAAAAAATTAAAAAATCGGTTTCCGATACTCTAAAATCTTAACCAACCAGAGCGATGGCTGCAATTAGAACGACTGCTGACCATGCAATAAACTTAACTACGAATTTCATTTTGATCCTTGTTTTTGTGATTGGTAATAGGGGTTATTCTTATCATGCACCAGGGTCGCATACCCTGCCTGAAGGTAATCGCCCCAATTGTCGTTCATATATTTGAACCATGCTTTACGATCAGATTCTGACATGTCTTTCCAGACTGCAAAGTTGGCTCCTATTTCAGGTTCGCTACCGATTGCCATTACAAAACCTTACGAAAATACTGTTGGGATAGTTGAGAGAACAACAGCACCGAACAGCCATATGAGTACCGAAAAGGTTGATAGATAAGCAACAAGGTTTTTCATCTTCATGACGGTTGTGATACCTAGAAGAAACAAAGAAACAGCGAATAGTCCTGTGAGCATCTGAAGTTGATTGCTGTATTTTCCCTCAGTATCAGACAAATTTGTCCAATACTCGCTGCTTTTGTGTGTTTCAGTGTACGGGTTATACAGTTCGTCCATATAAGTCTTGCAGCCTGGTAGAAACCCTTTTGGATTTTCATAAAAACACGGCATAGCAAACACATACAACTCGTAAGACCCATTGGCTGTCTTTATGTCGGAGTAAATGTCATCCATACTAACACCGTCCACCAACACACGAACTTGTTTGTCTTTCCATACAGACAGGTCGTCTCGGTATTTTACTTCAGCTGTAATCCACATATTGTTCGCTTCAGACAGGATTAGTTGATACTCAGAACCGGCATCTGACGATCTACCCCCATGAAGAGATGATTGAATTGCTGTCCAAGCGGTAGTGGTGGAAACCAAACCGAGCATTACGACAATAAACAGGTCGCCAGATAATTTTTTAATTATTTTGTTCATTTGTTGCTTTCTTTTTTCCACTTAAACATGTTTCTTAGATGAACACCCTGCCAAAGGAACCACATAGCCATGAATCCTGGCTTGTTAAAGATAATTGCGTAGGCAAGCCACGGGTACGAGTGAAGGGCGACTATCAGATGCCCATACCACTTACTGTTACCCACTATGAAGCTTCCAGCGACCCCTACGAGCTCCATTCCGAACAAGAGCCATGTCCAAGCCTGCTCAGTCATGAGTCAGTCTTAGGGTCTCTGTGAGTGTAGCCATAAGGCGTGTTGAGTCTTTGGATTCAGCAATCTGGGCTGCAAGGGTTTCTGCTTTCGCACGCCACTCATTACGGTCTTGTTCTAATTCGCCGGCTCTGTCAATCCACCATTTAATAGTTGTTCTATCCATTTTCATTATCTTCCATACTAGTGTAAAAACCGCTTCCCCATATTTCAATCGGGTGTATCCCCAACTTTACACACCAGGCATCAGCCCTATACAAATCAATGGTTCCTACGCGCTTCCAATGCCTGACAACATCACGAGATACAAGTTCCTTATACGAAGTGTCCTCTTGTATGTACCTAATAAGGGGAGCAACATCTAAACGGATGCTCTTTACCATTGTATCGCCTGCAAAATAAAGGAAAAAACATCATGTATATCACGCATAGATAACAAGCATACCAACCGTCAGTCCTATAGACAGGATTTGCGGTCAGTGATATCATTTGTTTTCATACGCACAGGAGACAAAAAATGACACGACACCTATATTCGCCATACATGAGCCAAATGCTAGACAGGTTCCACAAGGATTACGACAAAAGAATAGATTGCGACCCGGGCTGGTACGACCTCATAGAAAAAATTGACGTAGAACTACGGGTTATTGATCCCGAATACACGATTTACCAGATAAAAGAGAAGTTTGGCGCTCTCCGTTTCTACTTTGACACAGAAGAACCACCAGAAACACGCACTTACATGCAAGAAATAGTGTCGGCATATGAACTGATATCTAAGCGTGTCTGCGAGATAACAGGAACAGAGGGGATTCTCATGAAAAAGGGATCACAAATGAAAACTCTCAACCCGTTATACGCCCCAGAAGGCTTCATTGAGTGTTAACAGATAATAGAAAGTTCACTTTTTATCTAGGAACAGACAATCCAGCATGGCTAAAGCATGCCGATATACCCCTCTTTGTTTCTCATTATCGGATCAAAAGATACGTCAACATGCCAAGGGCAATTTGTAACTGGTCATTGGACAGCGGCGGATTCACACAACTATCCATGTTTGGTGGATGGACAATAACAGCTTCAGAGTACGCAAATGCCGTAAGACGGTATAAAGACGAAATAGGCATGATGGACTGGGCTTCACAGCAAGACTGGATGTGCGAAGACGCAATGCTTGCAAAGACTGGGTTATCTATAGAAAAGCATCAGGAACTAACAGTTAACAACTATCTAGATTTACAGATGATTGCAGACGACCTACCCATTGTTCCTGTCATACAAGGCCAAACACTAGATCAATATCGCCGGCATGTAGACATGTTTAACAAAGCCGGAATAGACCTACTTAGCAAAGACATAGTTGGTATTGGCTCTGTCTGTAGAAGGCAATCAACCAACGAAATAAAATCAATAGTAGAACCCTTGACACTAGATGGTTTAAAACTACACGGATTCGGCATGAAAAGAACAGGACTCCGACAAGTAGGACACGCAATGACCAGTAGTGATTCAATGGCGTGGAGTTTCACCGCGCGCAGAGGAAACATACGGCTCCCCGAATGTACCCACAAAGCAATAAAGTGTTCACACTGCTTGACATACGCCCTAAAATGGCGCAAATTAGTACTACAAGATTATTTAGATTCTTTCCCAACAGTAACAATCTAAAAAAACGCTATCCAACAAGGCAAACAATGACAACAATAGTGGCAATACAAGGAGACGGTTACGCCGTAGTCTGCACAGATTCAAGGGTTTCATCAATGGATGAATCAGGATTCGCATTCCAAATCACAACCCTCGGAGCAGGCTCCAGCAAAATAGCCCAAAACGGCAAATACCTATTAGGAGCTGCAGGAGACGTACGAGCAATCAACATCCTGCACTACTC